CTTAATGTGTATGGAGTGGGCAACAAGACAGCACGTTTCTTTTTGCTTCATACCAGACAGGGTTGTGACTACGCAGTCTTAGACACTCACATCCTCGCATGGTTGAGAGACAATGGAGTAGAGGATGCTCCCAAGAACACCCCAACCAACAGTAAGAAATACCAAGAACTAGAGAAACAGTTTAGGTATTTGTCCCGCTTGCGTTATCCTTACCTGTCAGACGCACAAATTGATTTGTTGATTTGGTCAGACCAGAGTAATAGAATCTCAAGAGAAGAAGTATTTGATATGGAGTTTCCCTTTGAGTCTAGAGAGGGAGTAGATGATTAAGATTTTGTTGGTATGGTGGAGTCTGGGATTCGTCCCTGTAATTATACTTTATTGTTTAATGTGTTCCTTCACTCAACTAATTAAAGAGCTATGAAATTTAAAGTTACTTTTGAAGACGTATTCGAAGCGGAAACCGAAGAGGAGGTTTACGATCAGTTAATAAAATACTGTTTTGATATCTACAATAATCAAGATGTCACAGCATTTAATTTCGAAGAAAAAGAATGAGTGATTACAAATCTCCAGATGAGCTTATCAGAGAGCTTGTCAACGTCCTGTCATCTGCTGAAGCAGATCTGATATCACTACGTCAGGTAGACAATTCTGGTAGGACTAAAGAGACACTAGGAGAGATATACAGAGTAAAAGAATTAGTAGAATACAATACCAAGTATTCCAACGCTAAGAGTATAGATTTATTCAACCGCCGTTTGTAATTATAAAAACACCTTTTCTTTTAAGCATTTGTAATTACCAAGAGGATAAGATACTAATAGAGATATATATAAGAGAATATACTGTTACCACAGGGAAAAGCTTAAACATAAAGAATTAGTTGCACCCTCTCCTTTTTAATTAATTAAATACAATTTAATACATTTTTTAATAACTATGGGTGGTTTTGAACCTATAACCTTTACTATATTATTCTTTTTACTCCTATTTAATGCCCTTAGAAGCGGAGAGAAAACCTCTCACAGAGACGAAGACATAGACGATTACTGGTCCGATGGTTAGGATATAAGACCAAGGGTGTGTAGCCCAACGGCAGAGGCAACAGACTTAAAATCTGTAAAGTGCGGGTTCGAATCCCGCCACACCCAGATCAGCCAGATCAACTGAAATAATCTAAATAAACATAATGAGGGAGTGTAGCTCAATGGTCAGAGCAAGCGACTCATAATCGTTAGGTTACAGGTTCGAATCCTGTCGCTCCCAGATCGCCCAGTTCAAACCAAATAATCTAAATAAACAAAAGCCCAGGTCGTAGGATCGAACGTAAATAACTAAATAATGTGTTACGGAATCGACACTTTTCTTTTTTGCAGGTCGGGACATTAATCGCGTAATAACTAATGTTATGTATGCGAGTTCCAGAGTGACCGAAAGACAAAGAAATAAACATGAGGCTAGGGAGTATAATAAGCTCTTTGCCCCGCGCCCAACCACACTATTTGTTTTGTTTATTCTGGTGGGAATTTTAATTCATTTTTATTCTTGACTACCACCGTAGGTGGTAGTAATGTGTAGGCATGAGTGAAACAAAAGACTATCCACTCCCCACAGTTCATCTTAACGGCACAGATAAAAGAACATTGTTGTGGGGCAATATAAAAATACAAAAAGCTTTAAGTGATTTAAGCGATGCACTTAATGATTGCACATTCCACGGCAGAGACTATTATGTGCAGGACTCCGACCCTATGAAGGACGCTTTCAATGATGACAATGCATTCTCTAGGGCATATGATGAGAGGCAGAAGCACCTGCGGGCTATAGCTGATTTCGGGCAGTATATAGACAAACACATTCATCACATCTCAAACCAGTGATAGAAGTTTTTATTTTAACCGTTCTGCTATTAATAACCACATTAAGAAAATGGATCTGATTAAACTACACAAAATAAAAGAGTTTGCTCTGGAGCAGATGGACAAGTGGGGCATAGATGATTGGAAGTTCGTTTGGGACACCAGAGCAGTGCGTCGATACGGTCAGTGCAGATACAGTAAGAAAGAAATAGGTATTACCAAAGTGTTGGCGAATCTTAATACAATAGAAGAAACAAAAGATGTTGTTTTGCATGAGATCGCCCACGCACTTACAGGCCCAGGACATGGGCATGACCACGTATGGAAAAGTATGTGTCGGAAGGTCGGGGCCAGACCAGAGAGATGTTATAAGTCTGAAGATAGAGGTGGCACAGTTAAAACTACAAAAGGAAAGTATAAGCTAATCAACAAGGACACAGGTAAAGTCTATAGATATTATTACCGCAGACCAAAGCATAAGAATTGGGATGGAGTCTGGCTACAAGGCAAGAGACAAGAGACAGAAGGCAAGTTGCAGGTCGTGCGATGTTAACTAAATAATATAAGGCAGGATCAAATAGAATCAAATAAATAAGTGAACCCGCGTAACTGCGGGTTTTCTTTTTGCCTTTTACAGAATCCCAGTCATAAGTCACTGATACTCAACGAGTTACGAGGCGAGCGCCCCCGCGCCCCCGTAACCCCTTGATTCTCAAGGAGTTACAACTGTATCCTAGCTACATCTTTTTTAATCTGCGCTATGCGATGTTTTATTCCCACCCTACCTTCAGATAGTGTATGATCTCGCTCTAGTGCATCTAGCTGATTCAAAACAAGTTGGCGACTACACACCCGCCTTATCTGGGGCATCCATCTAGCCACATCAATTAAACCTTTCGTTTTGCGCGGTCTGCCTCCTGTTTTTTTAGACATAGCTAGAGCTAAACAATTCGTTTACTTCTTTTATGAGATTGTCGATCTTCTCTTCCATCTCATCTTCTCTCTCTTCATACGCTTCTACCATATGACTCTTAAAGTCAGACAGTATATCGTTCAAGTCATCTATTAGTGCGTTGGCTGATGTATCCATTAGTTTAAGTTGGTGTTTATTGCTTTTACAGTCTCTCCGAACTGATCGTAAGTTTTGTTTTGTTTCTCTAGGAACTTTTGTGTGCTGTCCAGAGTTTTTCCAATAGCGATCATCTGATGACCGATATCTATAGCTTCGTCCTTGTCACCCCTGAACAGCGCTTCTGTATAAAGGCCCAGGCATTTTGTCATGCCCTCTTCCCATGTGATTTTTGGTTTCTTCATCTTTTTCTATAACAAGTTAAGGTTAACAGGAGAGCCATTACTATTACAATCCAATTAGGGTCTAGCATGGCTCAACAACAAACCCCGTTTCATCTTTCTTGGCTAGACCTTTCTCTAGCAACCCGACTATCTTACCCTCACCATCTTGAAAACGCAAGTCCGAATCGTCGCCATCTATTACTTCTATTCCAAGCCATCTGGCGGGGAGCTTTTTTCCTCTAAACACAACAGCCACATTGCCACCACTTGCACACAAGCTCTTTACCAATGTATCAGGTGTTGTCTCATCTCTTGAGTAAGTAAGGTGATAGTTGCTTGGCAGTTTACCTTCCAAGAACCGAACGAATCTTTTTAGGTGTTTAGTATAGTCGTAGAACTGTGATTGGGGGAATTGTTTTACGACCATACTCTCCCACGGAATATCACTTGTGAGATTCAAACGGAAGCAATGATTTATTTGTTTTCTCGTTGCGCTTTTAATCGAGCTTTTGATTTCCTTGTATAGCTGCGATAGGAATCCATCCCGATCCTCGAAAAACCTTCGTGTTTTTTTAACTCGGGCATCTTGAACGGAATGCATGATTCCACGACCAGCAGTATTGAGACAAGCAGTAGAACAACCAGCAGAAGCAGAAGAGCAAACATTTTTTCCTGATAAGTTATATGGTGCAAGGTGCAAGCCGTAGGTTATCCAACCATACTTTTCGCCCTTGCTTGTTTTATGATTTCCTGAATTTAGAAGCTTGGACATAGGAGGGAGTATACACTATTTCCTGGGCTTGTCAATTTAAATTAATTTTTATTCAAGGGAATTCGACCGCGTAGTTTTTCCTGAACTCAATGCTTCCCTCTTCGCGTTCGTAACCGAAGTTTTCAAATGTTTCGGCTAGTGCCTTCGCGCCATGCAATGAAACAACTATAAATGTTTTTTCTGTTCCATTGTCCCACTCAAAGATAAAGTCGAATGGTGCGGGATGTCTCTCAATAACACTATAACTTATATTATATGAATTAGCCATGATTAGTCTTCTTGTTTCATTTCTGTGACTTCCCAAATACAATTACGCATTGGGCGATTCTTATCAGCATATTGCTCGGTGTCAACTTCAGATCCAGTATTATTACAATAGGCAGAAGTCAAAAGGTGATTGCCTTTAGAGTCCCAATAATCAACACAAAAAGATTTAGTAGTTATCGTTTCCATGCGCGTATTATACCATAAGTATAGGGTTGGTCAAATTAAAATTCATTTTAATTCAAGTCGTAAGTCGTTGACGCTGAAGGAGTTACGAGGGCGCGGGGGCCGCGCCGCCCTAACTCGTTGATACTCAACGAGTTACAAGCCTTCTTACTTAAACGCGTGTCAAGAAAAACTTTTTTATTTCTGCACAAAAAAACCCGCCCCCCTTTCGGGAAGCGGGTCTGTGATGGGTTCACCCCTTATGCGGGAAGCGCGACCTCCTCGGCATCGAGGATTTCGGGGCTATGCCCCGCGATCCTGTCGAAGACAGACTGCACAGTCATTGTGCGCTGTGGCAACTTGGTCAAGTCACCGCCTTTGAGATTCTCCGTGATCCCGTTGTAAAGGGTCCACAGAGAGCCGCCTTTGAACTCCTCATGGCGAGGGTTACGGAATTCCTGCACTGCCTTGTAGACATCGCGAGCAGGAAACGCTTTCGCGTCCACAAGGCTGACGATGAGGTCAGCGGCGCGGTCGCGAGCAACCTCGGTCGCTTGGTAAGCGTCGATGCGCTTGCCCATGTCACTCCAGTGGGAGATGACGCGAGACACAGCCGAAGAAAGGACGCGAGGCAAGTCGCGCACGATGTTGGCTGTATGACGGCGAGCGAGCTTCACATCCGAAGAGAAGCAAAGATTCTCGCAAACCATCATCTGGTTACCGATGCACACGGAAGCCGCAAAGGACTTGTCGTGCGCGTTACGAAGCCCAACCACCAAACGGCGGTCGCTTGCTTCCATATCCGTCCCCTTGATGGCGAAGCCACCAAAGTAGCGGAGTCCACCACGCCCAAGGGCGTGTTCTTCCTCCAACACCTCTAGACCTGCGCGGTCCAAAGCCTCATGCGCCTCATCAACGAGAAGCGCGTGGGGAATAGGGGTGTGGGTGTCGGTTGGGTCGGGGGTCTTAGCGACCACGCCGTTCTTACCCAATCCTTCGATGATCAGACCTGCGTCCGAATCAGCACTCACAAGTTGTTCGCGAGTGACTTTGTTTTTGGCTAGGATTAAGCTCATGCCAGTAGTATACCGAAAAATTCATTTCATGCAACCCTTTTTTGTTTTATTTTTTTATTTTTTTTCTGCTTGACATACCCAGAAAGCTGTGCTTGTTTTTGCCTCGTAAGTCGTTGAGTATCAACGAGTTACGCGGCGCGGGGGGCCGCGCCCCGCTAAGTCGTTCAGTATCAATGAGTTATGACTTGAGTTAACAGAACAAAAAGAAACCGCCGATAGTTTCGAGTCATTAAGGTCTATTTAAAGACCGCTCTAGGTTAAAGAACCACTATCGACGGCTTCAATCTGTGGTAGCACTCCGTTGGGGCTTTCCTCCAGAAAGTTATATCCCCCTCCCACTGTCTAGAAAAGTGGGAGAGGGTCGGCTTGTTGACGAGTGCCAGTCAATTAAGAGTTGGTCACTGTTACCACCTAGCGGTTTATTTGCCCACACGCTGGGAGCCTCTGTGCGTTTTACGACACCCTAGCCACAGAGAATTCAGGTGAAGTTGTTTTTTAGGAGCTTCTGGATATCCAGTATCGCTTTGCGGTTCCGCTCCGAATTTCTATGACTCGGTTGGAGCCAAAGAAAACTTTTCGTTCAATGCGGAAGCGTGTTTGCGTGTCCACTTCACATTGTCCATAAAATTGTCGAGCTTATCGTCTGCTACCTCTGACATTCTTTCAGCTAGAGTTTGGTGAACGATACCCAAGGCATAGTTAAGCAATGCGGCTTGGTCTTTATTTTTAACTTCGATACGAATCGATTCTGGTGATTTAGGCATGATGCTAATGTAATGTATGGTTTGTTGTTTGTAAAGTAAAAAGTGAGTGCAGGGAGGTGAGGTAGAACATAAGCAAAAACAACCTCACCCCCCCGCTATCATGTTTCCCCTCTATGAAACTGATTCGATACCGACAACGTGCAAGGTCCGAGGGACCAAGCGACCGCCTTGGTCGATATCCTTTGCCCAAAGGGTTACGCACTGCTGACCAGAGGAGTCGGATGTGAATACGTCATCGACTTTCTCGACTTTGAACACACGCATCTTGTCACTGGTAACAGTAGACTTGCGAGCGTTGTATACCAAAGTCTTGCCAGTCAGTGCGGAGGCAAGTGCGATAGGGTTGGAAGGAAGGGTGGATGGGGTGGACATGATTTCGTTTTTCATAATGGTAGTATAAGGCATAAGCGGGGTTAAGTCAAGGGGCAATTTGTTATTTTTTTTGCTCCAGAGTTTGGGGAATCTCAATTTCATGGACGTAGTATATCACAACAAATAGGCTTTGCAACCTTTTTTTTGCATTAAAATGATTTTTTTTTCTGCGTATTATGTTGTCTAACTCGTTGAGCATCAACGAGTTACGGGGGCGCGGCCCCGCGACCCGCATAAGTCGTTAAGTATCAATCACATACAACACCTTCTTCTGTTTCAATCCAGACCTTCGCACCGCAGGGCAGCGGGTTATCAGGCGAGTAAACAACTTTACAAGGGCCGTTTATGTTGACCGTCTTGCAGTAAGTGTTGCTTTTGTAAGTCTTGACCGTAAGCACTGGCTCCCTCTCGCCAGTCTTTGCATTACTGCGGATCTTGTGCTGGTTAACGTGTATGCGTGTCTTCATTAGAGCTTCTTGTTGATTTTGATAGAGCTATAGAGCTTACCCATCTGAAAACCTTTGATTGCCGCAAGAGCGAGACAGGCATCTTTCACATTAAGATCGCGAGCAACACACTCCCAGAGAGCAGCTTGATTGCCATTCTTCTCTCTCATCTCATCCTCATTAATCCAGATGAAAAGCTTGCGATCATCTCCCCAGCTTTCAAAGTTACCGATGTAACCGAAGGTCAATCCATCAACATCTCTACAGCGGTCGCAGATCCTGCGCTCCAAAGTAACTTCTTGTCTTTGCTTGTCGTCTGTTCTCATGGTTCAAATAGTAACCCATAAATAGTTAAATAGCAATGTTTTTTTGCATTTAAATGCATTTTTATTTTGCTTCATAACTCGTTGATTATCAAGGAGTTACGAGGGCGCGGCCCCCGCGCCCCCCTAAGTCGTTGAGACTTAGTGAGTTACGCGGCTTAATCCCACTTATCGAAGATCACTTTGCCGCCCTTGGTGAGAATGCGCTGGCGCATGATAGGCACACCGTCCACACCCTCATAGCGCACGGTGATATCCCCCGCCATCGCGACCGCCACCTTGGGCGAGCGCGACATACACACACGGGTCACAGACCCACACTCCCAGTTGCCCCCGCACGAAGGCGGGTTCTGCTGGTATTCGATTTCTGTCATTTTATAGATATTGCTCTGGTTCATGATTTTAGGGGTAGAGGGTTACAATTACATTGGGATCTCATCTTGATCCTCGACATCCGAGGACCACTGCGGGTGGCGGTCGCCCATATCGGCGTGGATCTGCGCGAGAACCTCCTGCACCTCATCAGGCGAAGGGTTCCAGCAACCTGCGCGTGGCCCGTCATCGAGCATTTCGCGTAGGTCGGTTTCATTCATAGGGGCGAGTTGGCCAATAGGATTTTGAACTGTCATGCTGGTAACATAGCACAGACTCACAGAGCCGCAAGGCTTTTTTTCTTTTTTTATGATCTTTTTTTTGCCCTGTAAGTCGTTGACTATCAACGAGTTACGCGGCGCGGGGGGCCGCGCCCTCCTAAGTCGTTGAGGCTTAAGGAGTTACGGTGTCAAGTTTTTTTTCTGGAATTTCTCATCTTTTTGCTGCCTCCAACTTTTTTGTTTCATCCCTCTTTTTTCCAGCCACGCATCGCAAGCCTCACCAACACTTTTAGAAAGGTGAGTCATATATTGCATTTGTCGGTCGCTATGCGTTTGTTGTTTGTTGTATGCTCCTTCTCTCATCACCACCAAGATGTATATTCTACCTCAAAGCCATTAGCAAGGCATTTCCTAGCCTTCGCTATAAACTCAAGATCATTTTCTTTGTATTCCTCGTTGTCCTTGGTGCAACTACCGAAAAAGAAACCTACGGTTTCGGGCAGGTTGCCTCTTATTACCACCGCTTCCAAGGTGTCCAAGTCGTCTTTATCAAGAGAAAGAGTTTTACAATTAAACTCTCCCTGATCTCCTGTCTTAGTGCGGTAAAGGTCAGCCATGTAACCTTCTAGTGCATTGTGTTTACGCCAGTAACCTATTTCAGTTTTGACGATTGTCTCGGTGAGGGTCTCATGATTGTATTCCCTCTTTACTTTTTTTGCGTATTGGTCTAGTCCCATGTTACTTTTTGGTGAGTGGTTTTGCTTCGATGTCAGAGATGTCAGTTCCGACGAATCTGATATTAAACTCAAGAGGCTCTTCGCTAAGAAGATCCTTCGCTACAATTTCGCCATCTTTTACAAAGAGGCAGAAGCCGCCATCTACAGCGGCACAGTTTAGGTTTGCTAGGATTTGATCGATTCGATTTATCATTTTACTTATTTCTATTTTTTGTGTGATTAGCCAAGATGTCCTCAAGTCTTTGAGCGATTTCTGGATTGTCGGCTTTAGTCCAACCGATAAGAAACGAGATGTCGTCTCTCATAAGTGCGACCGCAGTCTGTTCTTGGAGGAGTTGTTGAAGATCTGATTTTGTCTCTGTCATGATGCTGTAAGTATACCACACTTTTGTTTTTAGTGCAACCCTTTTTTAATCTTTTTTTTCTTTTTTTTTTCTTTTAAATTATACTTGACAGGCCACAGACTGTAGGTCAGGGGATAAATAGATAAATAGTAAATAGTGTGTTTTTTTACTTGACAGCCCCCCAGATCGGTCATGCGTATAAAGGCTTGTAAGTCGTTGACTGTCAACGAGTTACGAGGCGGCGGGGGGCCGCCCCCCATAACCCCTTGACTATCAGTGAGTTACGAGGCTTAGTTGCTGTGTTCCTCCCAGTCGCGCATATAGCTAACCCATCCCTGCGGGTCGTGGTCCCAGCCCGTAGGCTTGGGGTCAAGGTCAGGGTAGGTCTCAAGTGCCTCGGCACGGTTAGCGAATCCGCTCACCATCCCAGCGACCTGCCTCTCACCCAGAGTCACGGCCTCGGTCTGACTGGCAGTGCCAGCCACAACCCAGCGCTTAGTGGTGTCACCGTAGTGAGCGGCGGTCACTACAAAGTAGGTATCGGACGGGCGGGTCATGATGTCTGTTTCAGTCATGTGTGTAGTATAGTAGAGATTGAGAGAAGCGCAAGATTTATTTTCGCTTTTTAGCGATTCCTATATTCCCACGCGGGAGAGGCGGGGGTGTCTTCGTCCATATTATAGGAGCGCAACACGGAACGGAAGACAATCGCGGCAGCGGGGGCGTAGGCGTTGCGCCATGCCTTCGCTTCCGCATATGTGTCGAATGCGCCGTTCGTATAGGTGCCGCCCCCACGCACGGCGATCTGGAGATGGTAGCGGGACTCGGTGACTCTCTTAACTGTCATGCGGGTATTATATCAGGTGTGAGAGTGGGCGCAAGCCTTTTTTAATCTTTTTTATTTGCTTTCGTGGGAGATGAAAAAGGTTTTGGCGAACTTGGGAAGGTTGAACGCTGCAACCCAAGCCTCGCACTCGGCCCGTGTGCCTCGGAACTCCTCATCCTTAGACCACTGATGGTAGACAATGTAGCGATCTGTTTTAGTGGCCTCTTCTTTGATGCTCATGGGGGTATTATAGCACACTCACCCCGCAACACAAGCCTTTTTTATTGTTTTTTTTGCTTCGTAACTCACTTAGTATCAATGACTTACGAGGCGCGGGGGGCCGCGCCCTTGTAACTCGTTGAGCGTCAACGACTTACAACGCAATTTTCTTGTCAAGTAAAAACCTCGCCACCGACTCCACTCGGTGACGAGGCTCCATGACAGCGGCGGTCACCCGCCTAGAATTTGTGAACCCATTTTACAAGGGCATCCCCTAACATCCACACAACCGCCCAGAGTGCTGGCAGTCCTAACATTACAACAAGAAAGTCGGCACCATCCCAACCACGCAAGACGCTTTCGAAAAGTGCGGGACCGCTACCAATCAAGACGGCGATCATGATGATTACGAAGTTAAACGCTATGCATACCATAGCAGAGAATAGAAAGCGGTCAATGAAGTGATTGAGAGTAGAGAAGAATTTTTTCATGATTTTTTTGTGTGTGTGTTAGATTTTTTTGTGTGTGTTAGTGGGTGGTCTCGATTGCCTCGACTGCTTCATCAAGTTGGCTCTCGATTCTTTTAAAGGTCTGCTTGTTAAAAGCGGATGTCTCTTGCCATGCCGCACCTGCGGCGGCGATGCCTGAAACGCCTTTCATTACCATTTGGAGTTTAAAGATTTGATCTTTTAGTTGGTCGATTTTTTCTTGTTCTGTCATGATTAGAATATACTTTATAAGTGGAGTTAACGCAAGCTTTTATTTTATTTTATTTTTCGCATCCTATGCGAGCGGCTTCACCTGTGACGGATGTGTTTTTGCCCTTGTGTTCGCCCTCCATGATTTCACCCGCGCAGATTGGCTCACCATTGTGAGAGCCATATGTTGAAGGGAAACACTTGACCTTGCGGCCGTTAAAGGTGACAATGTAGCGAGTGCGGTTTAGGAGTTCTGGATTAATTACTAACATATTTATACTATAGCAGGGTTTGAGTTAAAAGTCAAGGGTAAAAGTATCTTTTTTTTTATTTTTTTAGATGCTCAACTTGTTGAGCATTGGCGACCAGTCGCGGGTTACGATATCTTCTAGTCTGATATCGTCGATTGCGTCGAGAGAAATTGCTTCCTCGCCGCCGTCTTGATCCATAGCCCACACAAGACCATTTTCTAGGTCTGTGTCAGTTACGATGAACCATTTACCTTGTGACACGATTTCCGCGCCGTTTCCAATTTGATTTTTAATTTCTGTCATGTTTCTACTATAGCACAGGTTAAAGTTAAAAGCAAGTTTTTTTTTGTATTATTTTACGATTTCTTCAGCGATTACCTCAAAGACCTCATCGAGTTCTTTGACCTCAACGTGTAGGCAATTATCTTCTATGTGAAAGATTATGCCTGTGTCAACGAACTCAAGGCTCTCGCCATGCTTAAAAGTTACGCTGTCGTTCAATTCAAAGTTGCTTATTTTCATGTAGTAACTATAGCACACAATCAAACAAAAGTAAAGCTTTTTTTATCTTTTTTTTATCTTTTTTTTTATTAAAAAAGGGCTTGACAACCCTACCCCATTTCTGAAAAAATTAGTTTGCGTTTGCGTGGCAAACTGGCGGGGGGAGTCCATTATCAATCTATCAACGAGAAACCCCCACCCAATTGTCTGGGCGTGGTAAACGGGGGCATGAGTTCCATTTATTGTTTAAAAAAAATAATCAGACCCTATAATTCAAAGTGACTCTTGACGATATAACAAAGTATGTCCCATTGGTAGCTGGGGTCATGTATGCTCTCGTTGCTTTTGCTTATTTTATGAAGAGGGATTATGGTTGGGGTGTGATCTGGATTTCTTATGCTACGGCAAATTTTGGTCTTATGGTAGTTGGTAATCAGTAAAACGGTGTAAATTAAACAAATGAGTTTACCTTATAGTGAGTTTCCTGTTTATATTGGTGGTATCGGCACTACAGCGCTTCCTTCTGAAGTGAATGGATATATTCCTGCGACCCAAGCAAGTGTAAATTACAATACAAATCATAGCCCCAAACGTAAGTTGGGGACAACTATCGATTCTACTGATCAATTTGGTTTTCAACAAGCTCTATCCGCAAACATATCTATCGATTGCGTATTTCATACAGGAATGCTTTCAGGTTTAGATTTTTTAAAAGATGTAAATCAAGATAGTTCTGTTATTATTCAATTGGGTAGCGGAGTGTATCGAGACTGCTATGCAACGGATGTATCTATAAATATAAACCCTTTTGCCGCTGTTACTTTAAATGCTAGTTTTGTTTCTTTAGATCCTGCTATTGATGGGTCTATAAGTGGAGATAGCAACCCTTACGGTGGTTCGACTGTGCCTTTGGATAGTGACGCAGTAGCTTATGGTCATACTTGCCTTATAGATGATAATGCAAATATTTTAAATAACACACAAAGCCAAATAAGTTTTACAAGGAAATACGCCAGAACTCCCGTTTACGGCATCGGTTCAATTAACGCTTCTTCAATGTTGCTCGATGGAGTTGAGGAAGAGCTTACTGTGGCATCAACAGGATTGAATAGCCTTATAAATTTTAGTGGACAGTCTTTATCTAACTCGTTGAGTGTCAGCGTATGTGGTATAGGAGGCACAGCCGCTATGTCGCAGATTGTAGATTTAATTAAATTTGACGCTGGCTCTAGAGTTTTAACACAATCGCTCTCTACTAATGGTGGCGAAACTTTGACAACTAGCGCCACAATTAAGCAAATAAAATTATGATTTAAGTGTAATTAATATTACATATGGCACTTAAAAAATTGTCTAATTTTCGTTTAGAGCCTCACACTTTCCACTCTATCAAGTTTAAGGAAAGGAAATTTAAATTTACCCCAAATCAGCGCAAATTTCTAGCCACGTTGCTAGATGAAGAGGTTAAAATCATGTTTGTGTCTGGTCCAGCAGGTTCTAGTAAAACATACATGTCTTTATATGGGTGTTTGCGTTTAATGGCTGAAGATAAGGAAAAAGATCTTCTCTATATAAGAAGTATTGTCGAAAGCGCAGATAAAGGCTTGGGTAGCCTACCAGGAGATATGTCTGAAAAGTTCAACCCTTTCACGTTGCCCTTATACGATAAATTGGAAGAAATAATACATGAGGGAGATACAGCCTTCTTAAAACAGAAAGAGAGGGTCACAGCAATCCCTGTGAACTTTTTAAGAGGAGCTAACTGGAATAATAAGTTAATCGTGGCAGATGAAGCTCAAAACTTTACGTTTAAAGAGTTGACTACCTTGATAACTAGAATTGGTGAGGACACCAAGTTAGTTATATGCGGAGACTTTATGCAAAGCGATATCAACGGTAAAACTGGCTTCAAAGATATGTTTGATATTTTCTCTGATGACAAATCAAGAGAGAACGGAATACATTCCTTTTCTTTTAACAGAAATGATATTGTTCGTAGTAAAATTTTAAAGTTTATCATTTCTAAGTTAGAAAAAGGTAAGGAAGTGTAATATTATATATATAAGCAAGAAAAAAGTGTCACGCGCAAGCGGCGAACTGCTACTGATAAAAAGGACACATGCCTTGTTTTTTTGAAAAAACTATTTTAATTAAATAAAATATAGTATGGCTCATCTATTTTGTCACAGTTGCGGAACAAAAATTTCTTACGCTCATGCAAAACCTAACTTTTGTGGAAAGTGCGGTATCCAACTTAATTCTTTAGCTTCTACCTCTACAGCGAACACTTCGGCAGGTATGCCTGTTTTAGAAAAATCTGTTATTATTTCTAAAGACGAAACGGATGCAGAAAGCGTTCCTAACATTTCTAGCATCGAAGTGGAGGTGCAAGCATCAGACAAGCGCCCTATGACATTCGGTTCCTTAATAGGAGAGTCACCTGAATCCGAGACTCCTCGGAAGAGAAAGACTAGATCTATTAATGAATTTATTGATGAAAAGAAAAAAGAAGGGTGATTATACATACGAAGACTTTTCTGAAGTAATTGATGCCGCGATAAGAAGACAGCAGTATAAGTGGAGGTTAAATGCTGTCAGGTGGTTTGATTTTGATGATGTTCAACAAATCATCAAACTTCACATTTCTAGAAAATGGCACATGTGGGATCAAGAGAGACCGCTTGAACCTTGGATTGGCAGAATTATATCTAATCAAATTCGCAACCTCATAAGAAACCATTACGGTAATTATGTTAATCCGTGTCCAGATTATCAATTTTCAAATCATGATTCATCAATATGCCCGATTTGTCAAAAGTGGGAAAAATCTAAAAAAGCCGCGTTAGAAATAAAAATACCATTATCTACTGAAGATTTTGTAAAAGAAGTCACAAGTAAACAATATGTTGATTTTGACTTTAATTCTTCTTTAGAAAAGTTGGATGGAGAGATGAAGCGCCGTTTAAGTAATATTCATTATACTGCTTACAGAATGCTTTACTTTGATAAAAATAATGAAGAGGACGTTGCTAAATTCATGGGTTATAAAATATCCGCTCAAAAAAGAAAGCTTGGCTATAGACAAGTGAAGAATTTAAAAAAGAAGTTCCTACAAGTGGCTATGGAAATACTAAGGGACCAAGATATTATAGAAGATGGACCTAACTAAAGAACAGAAAGATTTTTTAAGGGAAAACGCATCAAAAATTCCTAACTTAATTGATCTGACAAAGCAGTGCTTTGAAGATGACTCTTTAGACGGAAGATCTAAAGAAGGGCGAGCTGTTAGAAAGTTTTTGGTAGAAAACTCTATAGACTTTAAAACAACGGGGAGAGTTCCAGCAGAGAGCATAGAGTTCACAAACGAACAAAAAGAATTTATAATTCAACAAGCAGAAGAAGGGATGTCTTCTTTGGAGATAGCTAAAATTGTTTTCCCTTCTAGAATTGTCAGACCTCTAAGTGCAGAGCAAAGAGCTGTGTTAGCTGAAATCAGAGAGGTTAATCCTGACATTTTACCATCTCAAGATTCAGGCGCTCTCAATTCATACATTGCACCGAAGTCTTCATCCAGAATCATCAAAAAAATCAATGATGCCACTGGTTTGGGGTTAAATGAATCGAAACTTAACAGACAAAAGCAAATTTGCGTAGAAAAACTCGGAGTTAACCTTTCTAACTCAAGATTTCTAAAAATTATTAACAATTTTTTAAATGAAGAGGATAGAGTTCTGTTTGAACATGAATTTGTGCGTTTAACTTGGGACAAGCCAGATTTGACTGCTGATGAAATTAATTTGTATTTAAATGTATGCAAAGAGGTTATTAATCTAGAAGTTATCAGCGCCCACTTAAATAAACTTAACAGTATGTTTGATGAGGCAGATGAGCAGCAAGAAATGTCTATCAGGCTTGCGGAAATTATCAAAACCAAGAGTTCAGAGTATCATCAATGCGAAACTCGTATTGAGAACCTAACAAAGAAGCTTCAAGGGGACAGAAGCGAGAGGATGAAAAAGCTAAACAAAGAGAACGCTTCGTTTTTGTCTATAGTGCAGCTTTTTCAAGAAGAGGAAGAAAGGCAGACAATGATAAGAATTGCAGAAATGCAAAAAGAGGCAGTAAAGCAGGAAGCAGAAAGATTAGAGGGGATGGCAGAGTGGAAAGCAAGAGTATTAGGAATTGGTCAGCAAGATGTCATTTAAATGCAAAATATGTGGGGAGTCATTTGATTCATTGAGGAGCTTACACGCGCACATCAAAAAGCACGATAAGCTTTTAGGAGATTACTATGTGGAGAGCTATCAAAGAAAAGATAAGCTAACTGGAGAGTTGATACCTTTTAAAAATTATAAGCAGTATTTTTCTACAGAGTTCATAAACAAAAGAAATATGAACAAATGGTGCAAACAGGCACCGAAAGAAGACGTTAAAGATTTCATTGTAACAGCTTTACAAAAAAAACTACAAGCCAAGGGCATAACTGCTGGTCCACCCTCTACTTATCTGCAAACAAGCAATCTACCAGATATAGACTTATGTAAAGAGGTCTTTGGCAGCTACAAAGACACATGCAAACAATTGCAGATGAAGCCTATGCTTTCTAAAGCGTTGCCAAAGCAATTCAATAAAGATTATTCAAACACGCCGATTCTAATAGATACAAGAGAACAAAAGCCACTGCATTTCAACAATTCTGAATTGTTAAAGTTGGATGTGGGCGATTATGCGGTTGGGGGAGATTTATATGACTATACATTCGTGGATAGGAAATCTTACCAGGATTTTTGCTCAACCATAACAAATGGTTACAACCGATTTATAAAAGAGTTAGAGAGGTGCCGAACAATGGGTTGTTACTTATATGTAGTTACAGAAACAGCTTTTGATAAGATGTGGGCAGTAAATAGGCGTGTCTACAAAAAATTTAAACTAGATTATGTTTACCATAGAATGAGAGAGATCCAAGCTAACTATACAGATTGTTGTCAATTTGTGTTTAGCGGCTCAAGACAAAAGAGCGAAGAGCTGATACCTAAAATTCTTGTTTTAGGCACGAAACTCTGGGAGGTAGACCTACAATATTTTTGGGACAAACAATTAAAAAAAGATGGCTTGGGAAACAGGACAACAGAAACTAAACCGAAAGTACAAGGATATAAACAAACACATTCTCGGAAAAGAGGGGTTTATAGAAGAAACTGAAGCAAAAATTTTGCTTTATAAGTTTTTAAGAGAAAATCCGTCTTTTGCTTGTGAGTTGTTTACGGGGGTAAAATTATTCCCTTTCCAGCACATGGCTATTAAGGCGATGATGGAGTCCGATTACTTTTTAGGCATATGGAGTCGGGGTATGTCTAAAAGCTTCTCTACGGGCGTTTTCGCGCTATTAGACGCTATTTTAAATCAGGGTGTCCAGATAGGTATTTTGTCTAAGTCATTTAGGCAATCTAAAATGATCTTTAAGAAGATAGAAGACATTGCCAAAAGTCCGAAGGCGACCTTCTTTTCTCAATGTATAACTAGAGTTTCTAAAATGAACGATGAGTGGGTCATGGAGATAGGAAGAAGCAGTATAAGAGCATTGCCTTTGGGAGATGGAGAAAAATTGAGGGGTTTTAGATTCCAAAGAATGATCATCGATGAGTTATTGCTGATGCCTGAAAAAATTTACAATGAGGTTATTATACCATTCCTCTCTGTCGTAGAAAACCCTACCGAGCGTCAAGAAGTTTATGACCTAGAGACCCAGATGATTGAGCAGGGTAAAATGAAAGAAGAGGATAGGAAGATATGGCCAAACAACAAAATTATTGGTTTATCATCAGCCTCTTACAAATTCGAATACCTTTACAAGATATATCAGCAATATGAAGCCCTTATTCTAAACGAGAACAAACAAGATGGAGCGCATAGAACTATTATGCATTTTAGTTATGATTGCGCCCCAGAACAACTTTACGATCAAAGTTTAATAAATCAATCAAAGTCCACAATGAGTGACTCGCAATTCGATAGAGAGTTTGGGGCTATATTTACAGATGACAGCTCTGGATACTTTAAGGTGAGCAAAATGGCTGCTTGTACTCTTCCCGATGGCGAGGGTCAGTGCGTGGAGGTCATAGGTAATCCTAAAGACGAATATTTGTTAGCTTTTGACCCCTCTTGGTCTGAAAGTGAAAGTTCAGATGATTTTGCGATGCTGTTGATTAAGTTGAATCGTGATACTAGAAAAGGAACTATTGTTCATAGTTATGCTCTCTCTGGAGCTAGTTTAAAGACTCACATAAAGTATATGGCATATATACTCACTCATTTTAACATATCTGCTGTTGTGGGCGACTATAACGGTGGTGTTCAATTTGTTAATTCTTGTAACGAGAGTGAAATATTCAAAAAAAGAAATTTGAAGCTTGGAGTCATAGAAGCTGATTTAGATAAATCAAAAGATTATGATAAAAACTTAAGAAGGCTTAAAAATCAATATAACAAGTCAGAAAAGAATTTTGTGTTTCTTAGGAAACCTACTTCAGCTTGGATTAGGTTAGCTAACGAATCTTTACAGTCAGCTTTTGATCACAAGAGAATATTCTTCGCTGGGGCGGCTATGAATGATGATTATAACAATCAAAGAAAATCTAGAGTCCCTATCGAACAATTAAAGTTTATTAGAAACGACCCCAATGAAAAAGGTGGTAAAGGTGCTAGAATGATTGATTTCGTAGAGCATCAAAAGGATATGATGGATTTAATTAAAGTGCAATGCGCTTTGATACAAATCACGACATCTGTTCAAGGAACTCAAAGCTTTGATTTACCACCCAACCTAAGAAAGCAAAGTGGCGCAGATAAAGCTAGAAAAGACTCATACTCTGCATTGGTTTTAGGAAATTGGATGATGAACATTTTCTATGATATGGAGTCGGAGGATATATCAAATGTCCAGACTACATTTACCCCGATGTTTATTTCTTAACTTTTAAAAGTTGAAAGTTAACTTTGGAGTGTAAAATAAATTATATTTATGGCTAAAAGAAAATATACCAAGCGTTCTGAATATTGGAACAAATTTAATCACCCATCACAGACTGATGGAGAAGAGCCTTCTCCAGAACTGCTGGGCGAGCCTTTTTATACTTCCGATGCATCTTATACCGCTATATCAGAGGCTAGGAGGCAAGCGGCTTCACAAAGTCCGTTTGCGGGGAGTAGGACAAACAGGGCCGCGTACGTAACACAAAAAGAAAGGTTTTCTAGCATCCGTAGAGGATTACTTCCTTACGAATATGGTTCTGATGGGATTACCTGTAGAGACGCTATTGAGCTTTGCCAAAAGGCGTATTGTAACGTGGCAGTGTTTAGAAACGCTATAGATATTATGTCAGAGTTCACAAACACTGATATTTACCTAGAGGGAGGAAGCAGAAAAAGCAGAGAGTTTTTTTACGAGTGGTTTAAAAAAATTAATATTATCGCTCTAAAAGATCAGTATTTTAGAGAGTATTACAGAAGTGGAAATATTTTTCTGTATAGGATAGATGGTAAATTTAAAGCTGATGATTACGCTAGGTTAATTAATCAAGTGGGGACAATAGGGGCTGCAACTAATAAAATACCTTTAAAATATATTCTTTTAAATCCATATGATGTTATAGCAAGAAGATCTACCACGTTTACTACTGGTGGAGTATATCAAAAAGTATTGTCTGAATACGAAATAGCTAGACTTGGTAGCCCACAAACAGAAGAGGATCTGGCTATATTTGAAGCTTTAGATCCAGAAATAAAAGAATCAATTCAAAAAGGCTCTTATAGTAACAAGGGAATAAAAATAAACCTAGACCCTACAAGGTTGTCTTATTCTTTTTATAAAAAACAAGACTATGAGCCATTCGCTGTTCCTTTTGGTTTTCCAGTTCTTGAGGACATCAATGCAAAGATGGAATTAAAGAAAATGGATCAAGCTATTACGAGGACTGTAGAAAATGTTATTTTACTTATCACTATGGGGGCTGATCCTGAAAAGGGAGGGGTCAACCCTAATAACATGGTCGCCATGCAAAACCTTTTCAAGAATGAGAGTGTGGGTAGGGTTTTAGTTTCGGATTATACTACAAAAGCTGAATTTATTATACCAGAGCTTAATTTGGTTCTGGGACCACAAAAGTATCAAATACTAAACGAAGATATCAAGCAGGGTTTACAAAACATTGTTGTAGGTGAGGAAAAGTTCAACTCTACACAGGTTAAAGCCCAAATCTTTATTGATAGATTACAAGAGTCTCGTTATGGCTTTTTAAATGATTTTTTAAACAAAGAAATTAAAAGAATAGCTAAAGATTTAGGTTTCCGTTCATGGCCCGAGGCAAAGATGAAAGATATTGATATGAGGGACGAAGTTCAACTGATGAGAGCTTCTACTCGTCTGATGGAGCTTGGTATCATTACTCCAGAGCAAGGAATGGAAATGTTCCATAATGGCAAGTTCCCAGAGCCAGATAAACTGGATAAGGCACAACAAGAGTTTTTAGAAGATAGAGAAAAAGGCTATTACAATCCAATTGTTGGAGGAGTGCCAGTTTATTCTCCTGATGGAAAAGCAAAAGGCCCAAGGAAGACCGCTGGTAGACCAGAAGGCACTACAGATATCCCTTTAGCAAATGCTACATATTCTAGAGCTAATATTCAAAAAACCATATATGAAATTGATAATTTGATTCATGATGCAAAAGAAAAAATGACATCTCATTTAAAGATTTCTGAACTTAGTGAAGCTCAAGAAGAAATGGTTTCTAATCTATGTGAATCTATAGTTTGCTCTAATGAGAAAGAATATTGGGGCGAAACGCTAGAATCATGTGTAAAGGATTTTAACGAAATTGAAAATTTAAATACTTTAAAAGAAGTTTTAGATATTTCAGCACAACATACTTTAGAAACATATCCAGCAGCCATTTTATATCACAGCCATGAAAAACAGTAATTTTCACTCTAACGAAATCGAAGTATCTATCTCTGCCGAGGAGATTGAAGCTGCCATGACAAAGCAGCAATATGATAAAATTGATACAAAAGAACTCAAGCGCGACACTAAAAAAGAGAAAGTCGAACATGAGAAAGATGCTGTCAAGGATGACAAGAGCAAAATGAAAAAGCTGGATAAGGGTGCGCCTTCAGAGAAAAAAGACGCTGAAAAGAAAGCTCTTAAGAAAGATATGAAGTTTGATAAGGAGTCTGAAAAGAAAATGAAGGCTGGTCATTATGGCAAGGAAAAAGACACAAAAGCTGCTTATAAAAATGGCAAAAAGAAAATGGAGGCAGATATGACCCCCAAGCAGAAAAGCGGTCTTGATAAAAACAAGGATGGAAAGATTTCAAAAGAGGATTTCGAAATGCTCCGCAAAGACAAAAAAGAGTCCAAGAGTATGCATAAAGATAAGGACAAAAACGGTAAGAAAATGACTTACGCTCAAATGCTTACTGATATCGCTGCCGAAAGGTATGGTAAAAAAAAAGAAGCGAGCTAAAAGATAGCGACTTTCTTGACCCCAAAAGGAGGTCTTTCCCCGTTTTATCTGCTAGGGATGTAAAAAATGCAGTGAGTAGTTGGGGCAGATATGAAGGCCCAATGAGTTTTGAGGAGTTTAAAAGCAAACTAACTAAAAGAGCTAAAAAAATAGGAGCAGAAAGCGCTCTACCCAAAAGCTGGATGGATAAAAAATAATGGATTACAAATACACCACTACATTTGAAGCCCCTTTACTTCCTTGCGAAATAAATGAGGCTTCTTTGATATCTAAGGCTTCTTTAGAAAATTTAGAACCTTTAGTCCCGAGCGATATAGATTACGACGAAAATGTAGATTTAATGGGTGTAGCTTTTAATGCTGCTGTAATTAATCAATTTAATAAAAACGGCGATGGGATGGATACGTCTACAGCCGTAAAATATACTAATAAGTTTATTCATAAGCCTACAAACATAGAGCATGATAAACAAAAAGTAGTAGGGCATATTGTTTCTGCTGGATACAGCAAGTTTGGCTCAAGTGAGCTAATGGGCGAAGAAGAGGTAAAAACCCTTAGAGAGCCTTTTAATATTTCTCTAGGAGCTGTTCTTTATAAAACAATTAATCCTAATTTCACAAATTTAGTAAAAAATTCTTTAGATAGTGAAAGTGACCAATATCAGAAAGTTTCCGCTAGCTGGGAGGTAGGATTTAATAGTTATGTTTTAGCTGTGGGCAGTGACAAATTAAGTGAGGCTAGAATTATATCTGATCCTGAAGAAATAGCTAAATTGCAAGGTAATTTAAGGAGTTATGGCGGTAATGGTAAGACCGATAAAGGAGAGAAAATAAACAGATTAATCATGGGTGATATATACCCGTTAGGCATCGCTTATACATTAAATCCAGCAGCAGATGTGAAAGGTCTATATTCGAAACCTCCTGAAAAAACTCAAATTTTTATAAATGATAAGAGGGATAAAATTTCACAAAATAATAATTTAAATGTAAACACACAAAAGAACATCATTGATATGGAACTTGAAAATACTCTAAAAGAACTAAAGGATCTTCTTAACGAGAAGAAATTCTCCAAGGAAGCTGTCGCTTCTATGACTGATACCTTTGCAGATGCAATCCGTCAGCGGGACGAACAGTACCGTAAGGATCTTGAAGCAGAGAGATTAGAGAAAGAAGGTAAAATTAAAGAATACGAAGACCTCAAAGCCTCTGTCGCAGAGCTAGAGGAAAAACTTGGTGCTGCTAGTGAGCGCATTTCTGGTTTTGAAAACGAGAAAAAAGCTCAAGAAGCTGTCGCTTCGTTTAACACTCGTATGGATGAAATTGACAACAAGTTTGATCTCGACGATCAAGACCGTGAATTTCTTGCTTCCGAACTTAAAGGTTTAGGAGACGACGATTCTTACGAGGCTTTTGCTTCTAAACTTGATGTGCTTTGGAAGCACAAAAACAAAGAAGTTCAAGAAGAGTTCAATGCTCAAATCCAAGCTCGTATTGATGAAGAAGTAGCTAAAAAGCTTTCCAACGCTTCTACTGAAGAAGTAGAAATTGAAGAAGCTCTTGATGCTGCTGAAACTGTAGATGCAGAAATCTCTAATGCAAATGAGGCTACTGCATCTGAAGAACCCTCTTTGCGCGATAAGTTTAAATCAGCTTTTTCCCGCGAAAACATTGAAATTTCTTAATTTAACAAACTAAAATTATGGCATTACGAATTCTACCATTCAGACAATATTCTGATCACGATGTCGTGAACATGTATTCTATCATTGATAGTGATGTTCTCGATAGCACTACTGGATCTGGCCTTGGCGATGCTGGGGTATTTGTGAAAGTAGCAGACGGAAACTTCGATAACGATCCTGTAACTTACCAAACGAATAGTTATTTGGGTAACACCGACTATCCATTCCTTGGGACTACAGAAATGTATCCTGAAGTTAATATCAAAGTTACAGGCGCAGTAGAAGGAGATCGCCCACTTGGGATGACTCTTTATCAAACCGCTAAAAACGACGAAAACGGCGAAAAGCTGCTTTACAACCCACAGAAGCAAGAAGAACTCCAAGCAATGCTCCCAGGGCAAGCTGTTCCTATTGCTACTAAAGGTATCTTTACTTTAGCTACAGCAGCTTTCGATGGGCCTATCACTAGCTACGCCCCAGGAAATAGGATTAAAATCTCTCCTGATGGCGCTGGAAAAGTTACTGGTTTCGCTCATGTTGACATTAACGCTATCACCACTGGTGAGTTAGCCGAGCAAGATAGGAACTTTGGACACGTTCTTGGAACAGGTCACCGTGCAAACGTAGGCCCAACCACAGATCAGTTCTCTGGTGATTACATCGTTGTATCGTTTGATTGTAACTAATAATTAGAAAGGCTTTATAACATGAAAATTACTTTAAAAAGAACTCCAGAACAAGTCGAGCTTGTAAAAGCTATGGCTTCTCGTAACCGCAGTGTGGCATACGAGGCTCAAGTAGCGCTTGCTGAATTCATCGGACCAGTTTTGGCCGAGGTTCTCAACCAAGCTCCTACTGTAAGCAATCTTTTCAATTCGCTTCAATTTGATGCGGATGACAACCCAAGCATCCCGCTTGACCTTTACTACGATATCGCTGACGAAGATTACGTCAGGGTTTGGAGTCAGAGTCACGCAGGTGGTCTTCCAAGTAACCAAGTGCTTCCTACAGCTTCCGAGCTTAAGTTAGCTACTTACACTCTTGATGCCGCCGTTGACTTTGATCGCCGCTACGCAGCAAAGAGTCGTATGGATGTTGTCGGAAAAACATTTACTCGCGTTGCACAAGAAATTCTTCTTAAGCAAGAGCGCACTTCTGCTACTCTTCTTATGACTTCTCTTGCTGGCGCTTCAATTAAAACTTCTCCTTTGTTTGAGGATAAGCAAATCTTTAGAACTGCTGTCGCAGACACCGTTCTTCTTGATGACTTCAATAAGCTTATGACTCTTGCCAAGCGTATTAATACTTCTTGGATTGGTGGAACTCCCACCACTCGTACCCGTGGTATTACTGATATCGTTTGTTCTCCAGAGGTTGTTGGAAGCATCCGTGCGATGGCTTACAACCCTGTGAACACTACTGCTGCGCTTGGAGAGGCTGCTGCGGCTGAAAACTCCAACGGTCTTGCTGCTCCAGAGCAGTTACGTAGTGAGCTTTATCAGAACGCAGGTCTTGATAGCTTCATGGGCGTTAACATCTTGGAATTCAACGAGATGGGTAAAGGTCAGAAGTTTAACACTATCTTTGATACTGCTGCTGGGTCTGCTACTTATAAGACCTTCGGTGGAGCTAGAAACGCAGCATTTGCTGGCGCTTCTGATGAAATCATTGTTGGTGTTGATCGTACTCGCGATTCACTCATGCGCGTTATTGCTACTGATCCAGATAGCAACAGCGAGATGAACTTGATCGCAGATGACCAGTACAGCGTTCGTCAGAACAAGATTGGTTATTACGGTCAGATCGAAGAGGGTCGTGTTGTTCTTGACAACCGTGTCCTTCTCGGACTTATCAAAGGTCAGTAAAAACCTTCCACATATAAAAGAAGCCGTCCTTTCGGGGGCGGCTTTTTTTTTGTAATTTATTAATTAAGTGTATATAATATTATATGGCCAAAAAGAAAACAGTTAAAAAGAAGGAAGCTCCATTTAAAGAAGTCACCACGGGGCAAGAACAGCCAGCTAAAAAAGGGCTTTTAGAAGAGCTGGAGGAGCTTAGAGATAATGGAGAAACAAGCACCGCTCGTTATAAAGAGCTTGTGCAAGAAGTAGAAGTTATTTTCGGGGCAGGAGAAACAAACTCCTTTGGCACAAATGATATCGATATACTTAAAGATAAACTAAATAAGATGAGCAAGGCAGACCTACAAGCTTTTGCTAGAAAAGTTGGGATCAATCCTTACTACGATAAAGGAGCGGTAAAAGATAATATTATTAAAGAATTTAATAGATATCAGAGCAGAGGTAATATGGCTTCTGCACCACTACCCACTCCAGCCGTTGAGTTGGACCCAAATAATCCCAAACATAAGGAACTTCTTGATTGGTTAGAGAGTTAAAATACTAAAATATGGTGTAATACACTATATGCCGAACGTATTAGAAGATCTCGCTTCAGGAATTGTTGTCACTGAATTTGATGGTGACACAGGAATCGCTACAGTTGCTAACGTCAGTGGGTGGTTGTTTGAAAATTTAGGTCAAGTAAACACTTACCTTTACACAAATTTCGAGGGCGAGGGGGCTACTGGCACTTATGGAGCAATGGACATAGAAGCTCAAAGTGTCCTAAAAGAACTCTATCTAGCAAATTACTACAATAAAGAGGCGAGAAATGCCCTTAGAGGCATTACAACGTCTACTGCTAGTGGAGACAACGTATTATCTCTACGAGACGGAGAAAGTGCCGTTACGTTCGTTAATCGCAATGAAGTCTCCAAAGTCTACAGAGGGCTAGCTACTGATTGCATGAATAGAGTAACCCAACTAGCTGCACAGTATAATATATACCAAGCTCAACCTAGACAATTAGGTGGTATTGACGCTAGCGGAATAGGTGTGACTTACACCTAAACCCAATCTTCTCTCCAATCGGGATGAGTATCGAACCAATCTTTCCCGTCATTAAGGATTCTATTCTGCCTTCTAGGGCGGGTATTTGGATCGTTTAATTTAAAGGATTTATCTTTTTTAGGAGAAGCTTTTTCCCCCCCTTTCGGGGAGGATAAGCTTTTTTCCTTTAAATCTTTATTGTCAGAGGAGTCCTTCATTATTAGACAAAGACTTGATTAAATCCTACACCACTCATAAACACTCCATTAACGTCATCGTTAGGACCACCTATTTGAGCAGAGAATGTTAGATCAACAGACTTATTTGCTCCGATGCTTGAGGAGAATGATTGGCTGTCAATCTTAACTCCTTTTATATCATATTTGATGGCTGTTTCTGCGTTTTTATCTTTTACTTGAAGACTTACATTTTGGACTCCAGAATCAAGGATATCAGCCAAGTTTTGGGTGGCTGCGTCATTAACTATAGCGCTGACATTTAGAGTGGCATTTACTGGGAAATCAACTTCTCTTGCAAATGGGAACCTACTACCAAGTCTATCAATAGGACTTCTAGAAAGTGGTAATGAAATGGAAGCACTTTGAATATGAGCGCCTTCATCAGTGCCAAGTTTTATTAGAGATTCACCAGAAACATTATCTAAATTAAGAGTTACATCTCCTGGGCGCAAGGCTGTGATCGCAGTAGCGGTTCCACTAGGAATACCAGTAATACCACCATCTGTGGTGGGATTAGGGAGTTGAACGGTGGAAGCTCCACCATAAATTTTAGTTCCAGCTTCTTGGTCTACTGCTGGAGAGGGTATTTCATAACCACCATAAGTGCCTTTTTTAGTTGGCACTGCGGAGTTCATGTTCGATCCCTCTACTGTCACACTCACTGTAGGAATAGCTCCTACAGAAAAATCTACTGTATAATCACTTACATAGCAGTTACCAACTCCGATAACAGTATCAGAACCATCAAGTTGTTGTCCAGTTATTGATTGGTTTAGATCGTCACCATCTGGAGAAGTGGCAATATAAAAGTTAATACCAGAGTTAGCGGTTAAGTGACCTGAAGCGAAATTACCTACAGGACAGTTTACAGTTCCTGGAGATATGACTGTGCCTCTGTTATTTCCTGAATTAGTAACGAAAAAACCCATAGCTCTTTCATTAAATCCATCTGCAAGATAATAGCTAAAATCGAGACTAACAGTAGGGGGATCTAACACCAAGGAGTCAATCCTTGCCAAGTCTCCGAACTGGTTAATGTCTTGCCTATTAATGGTAAAGCTATAATTAGCGCTTTGAACACGATTAAGTTGTTCATGCTTTGTTATACCTGTTGATGAGGCGTTTTCGCTGACGAATAAACCTTCTGATTGATAAATTACTCTGTTTCTACTGGCCATAATAAAGATTCTTTCTGTTGTTTACAGTTTTATTGTTAAAATGTGAAATTATTGGAAGCGATATCTCTGTTGTTCTATGTCAAAATCTATGAATCCTACATAAAGTTCATTTGCTAGGACATTTCTTGTTCTATCGCTTAATTTAGATGTCCTTACTTTTTCTACACAGAATTTTGTTTCTGCGTTATAACTTTCGGAAGTTGTTGAATAATTAAACTCATTATCTTTGAGGTCTCCCAACTCATCAATTGGATAACCAGACATTGGTATTGCTGATATAACCTCGTCTACAGAGTCCATAAAAATAGACAAAACACCGTCTAATTGATAAGTGTCCTCTGCTAAAATTACAGCTTTTGCCTGACTTTTTGTTGTTTGCATCCCACCTAGAGCGAAAGGGTCATTTTCAGCTTGAGAAACAGATAAAAATATGGCGGGAACAACATCGTCATAAGGTTGAATGTAAGTAAAAGGGCCAGAGGGCAACCTTGAATTAACAACATATTTGTTTTCTACTATTAGGTCGTCTTCTGTATCGTTTGTTAAGTATACATTGAAGTCTTTAACTGCGAATTCACCAGTTACAGTCATGTTAGTGTTGTCTCCAGAGAATAAAGCTCTGCCATTATCAAAATCAAAAACAACTCCATCATCTCTTCCAGAAGTCCCAGCTCCTACAACTGAAACACCTGTGGGTATTGTCGCGCCAGCAATTGACGAATCTGTCACCCACTGTTTATATGGACTGCCATAAGCTAAATACCTAGAGTCTAGCCTTGGATCTTCATAATAAAAAAACTGTCCAGTTTTATTACTAAAGGCTTGTCCTTTGGTTAAAAGGAAATTGTCAAACCACAAAAAGAAAGATGTGGTTAACTTGTGTTGGAATTGTTCTATCATTTTAACTCTTCAAATCTTTTTCTGTATTTTTTAATTAAAGCAGAAATATAAGGTCTATTTTGAAACCTGCCGCCTCTTACTTTGTTTACACGACTTTGGACTGCTGCGCCTGATCTTCCTCCATCTTTACGCAATAAATAACCTAATCCTGACAATCCTCGTTCAATTCCTTCTGCCCAGCTCCTTCCCGTGGCCCAAGGCAAAGGCGTAATCGCGAATATGTCTTGAGCTGTAGGTATAGATACATTAAATTCAACACCTATACCTCGTTTTCTAATCTCTTTACTGTAAGTAAGTTGTATGTTTTCTAGAGATTGCAAGATCGGAGATATGGGCTGATCTCCAGAATCAAAACCTATAAATGCGAAAAGATTACTTACGCCCCCTAATGTTCCGCTTATATTAGAGCCGCTTGGACCTTGCAGTATTTCTATAGTTACTGGATCAGATAAAAATTCTTTTATTAATTCATCTTTTATGTTTTTAAATTTATTTTTAATATCTTTTTCGAAGCCCCTTCTAAGCTGTTTTGGGGCTTGTCTTTGCAAGGCTTGTTGCACATCTAGCGGTAATTTGGGCATATTAATCCACGGGACTAAGAACAAATGTATAGAATTGATTAGAAGTTAAGCCTCTAGGTTGACCATCACTTTCAATAATAAATTTTGTTCCATCAAATTCCACTCTTCTAGCTTCGCTTATGTAATTGTAGCCATCTTCCTCCACTACAATTCTAACTGTTCCATCTGCCACAACTACTTTATTTTGAGTGCCAGCTTGGTCTGCTGGCCCATCATCTGTTAAATAGGCTGTGTCCATATTGTCATAATAGATTCTAGCGCTAAATGTTTGAGATTCTGTAGTGTATTCAACAGAGCTATTAGAACCAGTATTGGTTTTTCTATAAAGAGAGTTCCAAGTATTATTAGAAGCTATTAGTGTTTTCTTTGAGTTTTTGTATACAGTAATAGTTCTAGCAAAAGTATTATGTAGAGTCCCAGCTAAATTCCTAATTTTTGTTATTTGGTCTTGTGATAAAAATCCTGCCATGTTGATTTTTACACTTTTATTTATATAATAAGATAGGATTAAGGCATGGACGCGAAAAAATATTTAAATAGTCGCTCTGAAAAAGAGGTGTCTAGACTTTTTAAAGCAATGCTTAAAATGCTAGAGGATATGAAAATGGACCATGATTTTCATTATCAAAAGCTTTATAAAAACATCCCAGAGGATTATCATGCTATTATCGACACCGCTGATCACTTCACTCCTGATAAAGTTAATTGGATAAGAAAAAGAATTTTAGACGCTGGTAATGAATCTATTAGAAATTTATGCGAAGAAGTAGATAATTATACAGTAAGTTTTGTATTTAAATAAGGAAAAAGGTTATGTCATTTAAAGAATTATATTCATTCACCCTTGATGAAGAGAGAGAGGTGGAAAAGAAAACAACTCGCAAAAACAAAAAAACAGGAGAAGAGACTACTGTTACTAAAAAAGTAAAAGAAAAATCACCTGTGCAGATTAAGCTAAAAAGACCTTCGCGGCGAGATCTTGAAGATGCGGAGTTAGAATATTCTGTCGAAATGAGCAGGTGTGTTAAAAAGGGTATCTTAACCAAAGCCATGTTATACAAAAAATATAGCGATACTGGTGGAGTTTGGACCGAAAATGATGCAAAAGATTATGGTAAGCTTTATAAAGAAATTTTTGATATTCAGAATGAGTATGTTCGCCTAGAAAGTGTTGATAAAAAAACTGAAAAACAAAAAGAAAAACTTGAGTCTATTAAGGAAAAGCTGGCTTCTACCAAAAGGCAAATTGTAGATGCTGAATCGGCAATGCAGTCTTTATTCGATCATACTGCTGATACAAAGGCTCAAAATAGACTTCTTCTTTGGTATACTTTGATGCTGACTCATATTCAAAGGGAGGAGGATGAAGAGCCAATTCCTTACTTTATTGGAAATGATTTTGATGAAAAAATTGAAGATTACTACAATAAAGAGGATAACACTACTGATCTTTATGAAGCGATAGTTAAAAAAGTAACTACAATTTTAGCTTTTTGGTTCTTTAACCAAGCCTCTTCCCCAGATGAATTCAATAAACTTATTGAGGATGTCGAAAAAGGTGAGGTTTGAATGAGCAGTTTTACATCTCTTTAATAGGCGAAGCTTTCGATGGTTATACAGAAGCCATTTTCGAAGATCGTACTGTATACATCAAACACATAAATATAAAAGATCAAAGGTATTTACATAAATACCATGAAAAATACAAAAACATAGCACTATCTAAAGGTCTCCAATCTGAAGAGGAAAAACTAAAATATGTGATAGAAGAAGGTATTTGGGAATCAAAAGACGATTTAGAAATAAGCTCTTTAACTTCAGAGATAGAAAATCTTAAAAGAACTCGTAGGGCTTTATTTTTAAAATCCCAAAAAGACGATATCGACAAACAAATACAAGAGAGTAGAGAAAAATTATTTTCTTTACAACAAAAAAGAAAAGAAGTTATAGGACAAACCGCAGACGATTATGCGGAAACTAGAAGTGGAGATGAAATATTAAGATTTTTATTGTTTAAAAATAAAGATCTAACAGAGCATTTGTATTCTGAAGAGGAGTTCGGAGAATTAGAAGCGTGGCAAGTCATAGCTTTGGGAAAGATTCAAAAAGATATTCAAGATAAATTATCAGATTCTAATATACAAAAAGCTGTATTGAGACCTTTTTTTAGCATGTATTTATCTCTTTGTGAAGATGTATCAGGATTTTACGACAAACCGATACCAGAGTTATCTATATTTCAATTAAGAGTCGCTTTATTCGGTAGAATGTTTTTTAACATTTTCCAATTTACAGAGGATATACCAGAGGACATAAAGCAAGATCCTGAAAAGTTGTTATCTTTTTCTGAAGCGCAGAGAAATAAAGATTCTAGCAAGTCACAAATAAGGGATGATGCTGCTGGTTCAGCAGTCTTTGGTGCCACTAATGAAGATGTTGAAGATTTAGGTGGAACTGCGGGGGGAGTTTCTTTATCAGAGGAGGCTAAAAAACATGGAGGTCAGCTAAACATGGAACAAATGATGCGATTAGCTGGGCATGATGTGTAAATCTTTGTGTAATTACATTAAAGGTTTACGGTTATGCCAATTCAAGTACCAGTCACACAAACAGGATTAGAAGCAAGCATTGAGGCTGCTGCCAAACGCGCAGGTAAAAGTCTCAAGATAAATTTGGGTACTAGCGCCAAAAGTATCGAAGGCTTGTCTCAACCCTTGGGGCGTATCACTGGAAAGGCAGACCAGTTCACAAAGTCTATGGAAGCCGCTAATGCCCGTGTGTTAGCGTTCGGAGCTTCGGTGGGTGTCTTGTCAGCGGTGACGAGGGGATTTCAAGATTTAGTAAGAACTACTATAGAAGTAGAGAAACAACTCGCCAGCATAAACTCTATATTAAATACCTCCGCTAAACAATTAGATTCATTTAAGCAAACAATTTTCAATGTCGCTAGAGATACAGAACAAGGTTTTTCAACTGTAGCAGAGGCAGCATTAGAATTAAGTCGTCAAGGTCTTAAGGCTGAAGAAGTCACAAAAAGATTGGGGGACTCTTTAACTTTAGCCCGTCTATCTGGATTGGGGGCTGCTGAAGCTGTTGCTGGTTTAACTGCTGCGATAAACTCTTTCAATTCTACTGGTATCACTAGTGCGGAGGTGCTTAACAAATTGTCTGCCGCTGCGGTTTCTGCTGCGGTTTCAGAAAGAGATCTTATCGAAGGTATTAAGCGTTCTGGTTCTGTTGCTATTCAAGCTGGTGTTTCGTTTGATGAATTAGTCGGTGTTATCACAGCGGTGCAAACAAAGACTGCCCGAGGGGGTGCTGTTATAGGTAACTCTTTTAAAACAATTTTTACTCGTATTCAGAGCATCGACAAACTTCAGACCATGCAAAATCTTGGCGTGGAAATTACAGATCTTTCAGGAAATGTTTTAAGTGGAACTAAACTGATTGAAAATCTGGCCAAGGCTCTTTCAGATGTGCCTGATGCAAGACGATTGCAGATAGCAGAAAATCTAGTAGGCAAATTCCAAGTTGCACCATTCTTAGCTATCCTAGATGATTATAACTCTAAAACCTCTAAAGCTATCGAGGTCACTGCAATTTCCCAAAAAGCTACAACAGAAGCTTATGAACGTAATAAAGCTCTTAATCAAACACTATCTGCTGCTATAAATGCAACAGTTGTAAGTGTGCAAGAGTTAGCTAACGAGTTAGGTAAAATCGGAGTCACCGATAGTCTAAAAAATATTTTAAACTTTTTTAGTGGATTAGTAACTAATATACAAAAAGTCCTAGAAGGCGAAGGTATAGGTGGGGATTTCGCTAGAGGTATAGTAAAAGGTATAGGTAATGTTATTTCTGGTCCTGGGTTAGCCATCTTTGGCGCTATAATCGCGAAACTTACTATTGACTTAGTTAAATTTGGAACTGGATCTTTAAAAACATTTTTTGGTTTAAATAGAGCAGCTAAAGAACAAGCCACTTTACAAGGACAAATAGCTTCTACTCTTCTTGGTAATTCAACTATCCAAAAGCAGATTTTAGCTATAGAAAATTCACAACTGTCAACAGAGCAAAAAAAAGCAGCTCAAACAAAATTCTTCACAACCGCTTTAAATGAACAGTTAGCGGTTATGACTAGAATGCAAGCTATATCAGCTAGTATAGCTCCTGGGGTTTTTGCTGGCACAAGAGGGGCTAGGCGTGGAGGTAGGGCTGCTGGAGGCTTTATACCAAATTACAACGCTGTTCTTGGTTACGGTTCTGAACAAGCAGATATCAATCGTGGAGTTGGAGGAGCGCCTAAATCGGCAAGACCAGTAGCAATACCAAACTTTAATTTTGGTGCTGGACAAAAAGGAACAATGGTGGCGAACACTAGCGAGTTCATGGTTCCTAATTTCGCTGGCACTGGAGGTTCTGCTATATTTAATCAAGACATGGTTGCTTCTATGGGTCTTCCATCTGGAGCAAAAAAGATCGGCGCGGCTGGAGGCTTTATTCCTAACTTTGCTAAACAGACAGTAAGAAATGTTGATTTCGCTGGGATGATAGTCCCGCAAAAAGGAATAGGTAAAAGCTTCGCTCAAGCAACAATTGGTACTAATACTTATAAATTCCCTGTGTTTGGTATAAATGCCGCAGGAGAAAAAGTAAGAGAAGAAAAAGATATTAAAGAGTCTGTAAAAAGATTCGCTATAGGTTTAGCCACAAGAGAGGCTAAAACAATGACTGGTGGTAGACCCACAGCAGGTAAGATATCAAAACTAGGAAACCAAGGAGCAGTAGGTAGTTTAGCTGGGACGATTTTTGAAACAGCATTAAGTGCTTTATTAAAAAGTAAAGATTTTGATTTTGGAGAAACTGCAACTTTTGATTTTGTTGGACAGAACGCAATTAGAGAAATTGGAGATATATCTCCGTCGTTAAGAAGCAGTCCCGTAAGATTTTTAGAGGCTAAAATTGGATCTAATAGCAAAACAAATCTTAGTATGGCTAAAAAAATACAAAGGTATTTTGGAGCCACTGCTAGCGGCAAAACTCTAACAGCAAGAGGCAGGACTGAATTGCTCGGCGCTGGAGGAGGCAAAAATTTAACGGTTGGCTCTATGGGGATGACCAAACAATTAACTGGCATGGATGCTGTGCGGAGCAGAGTCGGTATGAATTTCGGGAGTAGAGGAGCATCTGGTTACATTCCTAATTTTGCTGGTCCCCTGCAAGAAGCTATAGCAAGAGAAACAGCCGCAGGTTTACCAATTAATCAGGTAAGGATAAACCAAGATGCCTCATTGAGAAATAGCGCCAACCCAATGGGTCTTGCTGTTACAAACACAAGAGATGAGCCTACAGGGGCTATACCTAACTTCAGAAAAAAATCGACTACATCTGACGCGAACGATGCTTTTGGAGGTATGGTCGGTAAGTTACTAGCTGTTCAAATTGGATTTTCTGCTTTAAGCGGAGTATTAGGAGAAGTAACTGAAAAGAACAAACTTGTATCTGGCAGTTTAACAGCATTAAATCTAGCAGTTAGTGCAGCATTGGCAGCTCAAGCTTTTGGAGGACTTGGAAATATAGGGAGATTTGCAATTGGAAGAGGAGGGGTTGCGGCTAGGGGTGCTGCTATGATGAGCGCAGGAAGAGGTAGTAGAGGGTTCTCGATGCTTGCGGGTGTGGGTAAGGCTACTAGCAGAAGAGGAATTATGGGAGGAGCAGGTTTAGCAGCTAGGGCTGCACCTAGCGCTTTAATGGGTGGATTAAAAGTAGCTGGTGGAGCGTTGCTTCGTTTCGCTGGGCCAGTAGGTCTAGCGGCAACTGCTGGATTAGCAATCAATTCATTGTTTAATAAACTTAATGGAACCACAGACAATTTAAGAAAAAACGAAGAAAGATTAGCTGAAGCTACTAAAAATGCTACAAGGGAATTTGAAGAATTAGATTTAGGGGGGAGAAAAGAAAGAGAGGCGTTTTTAGAAACATCTGAAAATTTAGGTGAGCGAGCTAGACAAAGGCTTTTAGATAGAGGTTTCCAAGGCACGAAAGACAAAGCACAAGCACAGGGTTTAGGAGACCTTGTAACTCAAGCTTACAAAGCTGGGGCAACAAGCGCAGAGGTAGAAAAGATAATTGGCACGGGTGAAGCTCAAGCTGGGAGCTTCACAAGGCAAACCAGAATGGGACAGCGAACTTTTGATAGAGTTTTTTCTAATGAAATAGCTGACGCAATGAGTCAGAGCCTTAAAAATTTAGCTAACTTAGATTTTTCTGCGAGGCAAGACCAGCTACAAGATTTTGTTAAAAATACTCCAGGATTAAGAGAGAGATTAGGTAGCGATGATGCTGCTGTAAGAAGCGAGGCAGAAAAACAGTTCACAGCAGAGGGTAAAAGATTAAAAGTCACCACGGAAGGTAGAGCTGGAACTTTACAAACAATTAGAAAAGAAATAGGTGCGGAACAAGAAGAAGAGACAAAAAGAATAAATTTAATTAACGCAAATATAGCAAAGGATGCTTTAAAATCAGAAATAGAAATAGCTAAAATAAAAGCATCAGCTCTTACCACAGACCAGCAAAAATTAAAATTAGCTCAATCAAATAAAAATTTAACTGGAGAACAAATAGCCCAACTTGAAGGTCAAATAGCGCGTAGCAATAATATTAAACAAGGAAATATAGAAGTAGCTGATGTTTTAGTAAAACAGATAGATGCTGTTGAAAGATTAGCTTTAAATGATGATCAGCGTTTAGAATTACAAGACAAAATCAGAGAGGCTGGAGTAGAAGGTCTTAGCGAACAAGGAAAATTCTTTGAAATTTTAGATGGCATATTAAGCTTAGAACAAAAATCTGTCTTAGAGACAGAGGCAATTTCAAAAAATGTAGAAGGGACAGTATCCAACATTAAAAAAGAAGTCGCTGCTAGAAATTTAGTTTTAGGCATAACTACAAAAATTGCTACAGAACAAGCAAGAATAGCAGAGCTTGTAAGAAATAGCCAATCAGATCTCGGTATAGATATAAGAAGATCATCTTTTGATGCTTCTACACAATCAAGAAGGGATAGAAACGATTTAGATTTACGAAGAGGTTTGGTATCTGCGAATGCCAGATTAACAGATAGACAAAAAGCGAATAGAGAAGTTGGTTTTATAGAGGAGGAAAATATTTTAGATATAAGAGATGCAGAAGCAGAAGCGGTTAAGTCTACCTCTCAAGAGATAAGTAATTTGGTGACCGTTATGCCTGAATTCGAAGGAGGCATAAAGGCAATTGTTGATCTTATTCAAACTGGAGGATTTGCGTCTTTAGCTGGTTTAGATACTGTATTTTTCAATGAACTTAGGGCGCAAGGAGTCAAACCTACCCCCGAGCAAGCTGACGCAATAAGGTCAGCTTTGCAAACGAGAGACGAAGGACAAGAAGGCGTAAAGCTTGCAAGAGAGGAAGGTGAAACAAGAGTTAAATTAGCTAAAGCTACAAGAGATAATATAGACCTCTTCCAAACTTACAGTCAACTTTTGGCAGAATTTACTTTAAGCTTAAGGCAACAGGCCGAACAATTAAAAGTAGATTTAGTTACAGCTAGAGACGGATCTTCAATCTTATCTAATATAAATGAACAATTATTTACTGCTCAAGCTAGAGGTGGCGGCGCTGGAGGGATTGCTCAAGCGTCAACAGCTTTTGCTATAACAGGATTACAAGACCAAGCACGTTTGGCTGGATCTAGTAGAGAAGCTAGAGGGTTTACTAGACAAATAGATATAGTTAGAGAGCAACTCGACCTAAAGAGACAATTTGTTGAACTACAAAAAGATGAAGTTGTTGATGTAACTAGATTACAGAGTTTAAAAGAGAGAATTCTAGAATTAGAAAAGCAGAGGTTACAGGTTAATGATTCTCTAAGAGCTAAATTCGAAGATGAATTCATTTTTTCAGAAAAAGAAATACAGGATAAACTAAACGATAGTTTAGTGCAAGGAGCTAGACAGTTTGTAGATACACTTAGTGATGGTTTAGCTGATGCTATAGCGAAAGGAGAAAACTTAGGAGATATACTAAAACAAGCCGCAGCAGACTTTTTCCTCGACCAAGCTAAAAGTAATTTTAGGGCGGGATTTGATAACTTATTTAATATATTTAAAGCAAATACAGGGGGAAAGGTCACGGGAGGATCTGGAGTCAGAGATGATGTGCCAGCCTTATTGACTGGTGGAGAGTTTGTTATGAGAAGGGGAGCTGTAGATAAGTATGGTGCAGGATTTATGTCTGCGTTAAACCAAGGTTCTGTTCCGACAATGAATAGAGGAGGTTTATTCACCCCAGGAACATTTGGGCAAGGCGCTATGAGAGGCAAAAGAAGCTTGTTAGATTTTGCTACTCAATCCTTTACCACGGGTGCATTTGACAAATTCGGAAGTGGGGCGGGTTTTGCTTCTATCGCATTAGAACCACAAAGTGCAGCTCTTACAATGTTTGGCAGGAGAAACAGCCCACAATATCAACGAGAACAAGAATCAAAAAGAAAAGCTTTTAATTTGTATACTAGACAAGTCCAAAAAGAGCAAGAAGCTAGAGAGAGAAGTGGAGGTCTTACTAGTTTATTAACTGGATCTATATTAGCTGGTATTGCGGGATTTGGATTTAAAGAACTTACTGATGTATTTAGTAAGAAGTCAGCCACTGGTGGCTCAATACCTTACGCTGCTGGAGTTGATACGGTTCCTACAATGTTATCTGGTGGTGAATTTATTATGAATGCTGCCGCTACACAGAGGATAGGAAGAGGAACTCTTTCATCTATTAACTCTGGAGGAGGGGGAGGAAATGGCTCTGGAGCAATCATAGGAAAATTAGATGAGCTTATATCTGTTTCAGACAATGAAGGAGAAACAGTTATTAATATAACAGTTAATTCTGATGGCACATCTAATGAAAGCGGAAATGGAAACGAAGAAGAAGTAAATCTCGCGACTAGAATAAGAGATGTTGTCAAACAAGTTATTGATGACGAAAAAAGGCTCGGAGGATCTTTAAGACAAGCTAGGGCATAATGTATGACGCAACTTTAAATTACCAAACCCATTTTTTTATATCTGGGCGAGACGGTAGTCCTTCGGCTAGAGAGTTATCTGGAATTGACTCTCTTGATTTAGGTTACAAAAATGCAGCTAACACTTTAGCTCCTTTGGGAAGTAAGCTTGGTTTAACAACGGTAGGTGGAGCGGTAACCCAAAAAGTTTCTTTCTCTAGGTCTTTGATATATGATGACCCAGTTTTACAGTTCACTGGAGACTCGGAAGTAATGAAGGGAAGTTTTAATTATGACAACAATTCATCTTATGGTTTTGAAAGTGGTTACCTAAATTCTTATTCTGTCAATTGTGCTGTCGGGTCTGTTCCCAGAGTCAATGCCAGTTTTGTAGTTTATGATGAAATGAAAAGCGGGTCTAATGCCACTGGAACTGCTCCGACTAACATATTTATTCCAAGCCAAGGCTCTATAACTGCCACTTGTGATAATAGCTCTACAAATAGGGTTATAGGTTTTGATTATTCTTTAGCAGTAACAAAAAGACCTTATTATACTATAGGTTCCGAAGTCCCTACAGAGGTAAAACATATAAATCCAATTCAATATACAGCTTCTGTTCAGATAGAAGTTGATGATACCTTTTTACAAAGCGGGTTTAGTTTTTTAGATCAAGAAAGAGAAGAAAAAACCGTTTCTTTCAATATCAAAGGAAGAGATGGAACAACTTTACAAAACCTTTCCATTCCTAAAGCATCTCTTGTTTCAGAAGATTTAAATGCTTCCGCAGATGGCACTCTAAGATTAACCCTTAACTATATTGGTCATTCATGAGCGAAAATTTATTTTATAATAGGGATGATAATATCTCTGGGATTACAATTCCATCAACCATCGCTGGCTTGGGTCTAACTCCTGTTTATGGGTCGAAGGTATCTTTTCAGGCTAACAATCACAGTTATGATACTGATGATTTTTATTATAATTTAATACCATATTCAGTTAATAGTTTGACAGCTAGGTTTGATATTAGATATGATGTTAATGAGACAAACGCGCAAAAATTAGCGGCTTTCTTTGAAGCTCAATCAGGAATAGAAAATATAGAATTTACTCCTGACTCTTCTAACATATATAAAACCGTTACGGGGTTTTGTAATAATTACGCTATAAACTTTGTCAACAATCAAAGATTCGAAGTCGCTTCTAGCATAAGCGTTGATCACGCCCCGACTATTTTAAAATGGTCAGGAATGGGGTGTTTTTCTAACTTAACTTTCACTGGATGGGGTCCAAGTAAAAGTTATAAAAAGTATGATGTTGTTTATTCTGGAATAAATGAAAATAAATTAGACAATTTTTATTATTGCACAGGAGATCATACTTCCTCATCTTCTAACAGCCCAATTGGAGCATCTACTATGTGGAGTCAAAAATTCTTTTTTGAACCCGATATCGGAACGCAAAATGATGTAAAAATCAAAGCTGATATAATTGATTATAAAAACTCTTTCAAACAAAGACTGAAAACAAATGATAATATTTCTACTTTTGGTATGTCTTATACTTTTAGTAATATTTCTGATTCCCAAACCAAAAGCATGATTCACTTTTTGGAAAACAAAGGGGGTTACAGAAGATTTGAACATCAGATACCTTCGGTTTACAACAGGCCAAAAGTTTATTATAGCCCAAGTTGGACTCATACTTGGGATTATGTTAACTCAAATACTTTAACCATACAGCTCGTAGAAGATCCTTTAGGAGTTGTGCCAACAGGAACATAAAATGGCTAGGAATATAATAAAAAGCTTTAATGCTATAGTGGCAGCTCAAGATGCGACAGTGGCTTTTTCCACAGCTAATCAAGGTCTTAAATTACATAAGATAACTCAAGGCTTAGATTATTCTATTGAATATCCTAGACAACCATTGAAGCAGATTGGGTCTCAAGATTTATCCTCTAATAACCTTTATCGATTTCCAGATGTAAATTTAAACATTACATATATGCCTGAACCTAGTTTTTCTAATGAAGTTCAGGGTAGATTTATAGACAGTAAACCTGTGGGTGGTCCTTTTAAAAATTTCTTTGACCCTTCTGACACAAACGATTCTACTAATTTTTACGCTTTAATAACCAAAAACGCAGAAGATTCTTTTTTAAATAAATTGTCTTTTGGATCTAGCTTAAATTTAAATGGTGATGAAGCCATTGCTTTCGGTAATTGTTTTCCTTCTTCTTATTCTTTGAATTATTCAATCGGAAATTTACCCACGGTTTCGACATCATATGTTTGTTCGAACGCAGTTTTTGCTAATTTGACTGCGACATCAATGCAAATGCCAGCTATAAATTTAACAGGTGGAAACAATAATGGCGTGGGTAATTGCCTATTCGAATTTGGTTTAGATTTATCTAGCGCTACGCTAGAAAAAAAACCACCTTTAGTTAATCCAGATAATACAAATAGTGATGTTACTTTACAAAACTTACAGGTAGGAGGGCAACCCATATCTGGAGAACATCTAGTGCAATCTGTTGAAATGAATGTCTCAATGCCAAGAGTATCCTCATATGGGTTTGGTAATGACTACGCATATAACAGAAAAAGACAGTTTCCTGCTGATGGTTCATTTTCTGTATCCTCTCTGGTGTCGGGATTAGATTCAGGAGGCATGACTGGTGTTTTTATATCCGATCAAGATTATCAATTTGAATTAAAGCTAGAAGCTAGTGGAAAACAAATGATTTATAAGATACAAGACGCTAAACTGGATTCTTACAACTACAATATGTCTGTAAATGGGACTATGAGTTATGATGCACAGTTTAGTTTTAAAGTAACTCAATCAAGAGGATTGCAAGTAAGCGGGACAAATTACTAGTCAAAATCAATTTTGACATTTTTACTTTCGTATCCTTTTTCTTTTATTCTATTAGGGTGTTCTGCACCATTCCTCTCTTTAGAATAATTATCATAAAACTTTTCTTTTACTGGGTCTAAACCACCAGCTTTTTCAGCTCTTTTCTGGCTTAGTTCAGCAGATAAATCCATCATGTCGCCAACAGTTCCTTTTTTGTTATAAGTCGCATCAATATATTGTTGCTGACTAAATGGATCAATAGAATTATCAATAGATGCGTTGGGAGCAAGGAATACCCTGCTCCATTCAACGCCATCTTCTGAATATGTATGTTCATCATTCATCCCTTGAATCACCTCTCGGTATTCTTCTCGTTCGGGATGTTTGTAAACATAAATAGGCATTATTTAATATTAATTTTTTTTGTTGCAGAAACTTCTTTTTTAGGAAGAGTAATATTTAAAAGCCCATTTTTTAAAGAAGCTGTAATATGCTCCTCGGAAACCAGATCATATAAAAATAATTTAAATGATTTATTTCTTTGTTCGTTTTTAGCTTCAATTGTTAGAGTGTTATCACTAACTTGGATCTGTACATCTTTTTTAGAAAATCCAGCCAATTCAAATTCAGCTACATAAACATCTCCCGAATCTTTGACTGGAATAGGTTTTGTAGTTTTTTGTGTGTTAGTAATGTCGTTAAGAATATGATTAATTAATGTGTTCATACTTATATACTTAACATTTATTATGCCATTTCAATTTTCCCTAAAAATAAGGGATAAAATAGACTCTACAGTTTTTTTGTACGTCATATTGTCTCCCATTTTGACACCCTCTGTGTTAATTTGTCCTGCTTTAGATTCCGCTTTTTCCATAGCCGCGATAGCCTCATCTTCTGTCCAAGTGTAAAAAACGCCAGTATTGAAACCAGAATCTTTGGTAAAAAAGACTCCATCTTGACAATTCATTTGACCAGATGAATTAATCAAAATTGAATTTTCATTTGTAGCCCAGTCTTTATGAGAAGTTTCATTTAAAACAACGCTCCATTTTCCTAAACAGGTTGCATTAAATGCTGGCAGATTCCAACCCTCTCCACCTGAAAGGCCAGTAAGGTCTATGTCTATTGCATTTAAAAATTCATTAACCTCTGAATTTTTGGCAAGCCGTGGAAGAATATTTAAATTGCTATAATTCTTACCTTGGGTAACCTCATTCCATATTCCTTGCATTTGTTGTTGGTTGAAAAACGGGTTATTAACACAGCAAGAAAGTTGGTATTTAGGATTGTTCCCATACTTCTTTAACCAAGATTGAATTATTTTCTTAGTGTGCTTCCTATTTTCAAATTTTCCCATCAAACCAAAATGAATAATATTATTTAGATATTCTTTTCCAGTTATTTTGAAATCTTTATCAAAACCAAGCGGGATATAATTTACATCTGCTAGTCCTTTTTCCTTGAAAAGATCAGCGGCATATTTAGATGAAAATATGAGAGTGTCTTGCATTGAGCCGATTTTAATCTCTAAATCGGTTGGAGAACTACACTCATAAAAAGTAAGCAAATGTTGATCTTTAGTCTTCCTGTTTTCAGACCCGTTTAAATGCCAAAGCTTTAAGGTTGGGACGCGAGAGGATATTCTTTCCCATCTTCTATTAACAGCATCCTCTATATATTCTTTTAAATCGTCCTCTAAATCAAAAGCAGAAAAGTCTGCGTCCCCCGTGGGAAACAGACTCAACTTTACTTTTAAATCTTTTAATTCTCTGATAATGTTGTAAGAAACATTACCAAAACTTAAGCCATTTAACGGGGCTTCTAAATTTAATAATTTCATTAAAACGGAACATCGTCGCCTTGCACATCGTCAGATGTTTCTGACCCATCACTCTCTGACTTTTTAGAACTCAAAAACTGAAGATCTTTTCCTCTAATAAAATATTTGCTAAACTTTTTGCCGTCTTTTTCCCAAGAAGACATACAGAGTTCACCATTAACAATAAATTCTCTTCCTTTAGAAAGATATTTTTCAGCGATTTCTGCGGTTTTATCCCAATATTCAATATCAACAAAGCATTTTGTTTTTGCGTTTGATGTAGAAACGCCAGCTCTTAAGCTGACAACTTTTTTACCATTATTGGTAGTTCTTACTTCAGGATCTTTGACGAGATAAGCTGCGGCAGTGATAGAATTATACATAATTTCCTTCTTTTTTTACTTTGTTAATAAATTTGTTGTGAATGTTTATACAGCCCTGAATACTTAAGTCAAGTTTTTTAGCAATAAATCTCCAAGGAGTGAGTTTATTATTATATGAACCATAGCGCATGTCAACTATTTTTTTAACGCGATCATCTTCCTCTGTTTTTAAACACTTTTCGAACACACTTAATGCTTCTTCCTTGTTGATGTCTTTTATAAACGAATCACAACTTGGTTCGATGTAACTATTTTCATCATCAATAAAACACTCTTTATTTTTCTTCTTTTTATTAAGAGCATTCAAGCATTTCCATTTTGTTTGGTTTGCTAAATGCGTCGAGAACTTAGTGTTTCTTGATGGGTCGTAGTTAAGAGCTGAATCATAAATTGTCATCTCTTTATCCTCAACGATTTGGGTTTTGTCGAGAGCGCATTGAGGACTAGACATAAAATGATTTACCATCGTGTGGAATATGCCAGAGTGCCGATCTACCAAAGCTATTAAGCTTTCTTGATCGGTATTATCCTCTTGTATTTTACAAATGAGTGTCAGATCGCTTTCCACTGACCCCATTGTATCTTCTGGCTTTCCTTTTTCCACAGAATTTAAAAAAATTTCTGATTTATATTTATATAATATTTATAAAACGTATACTTTATAGTATTACGTTTTACTTAATCTATACCGTAATAGGTGTAAATTGCGTTTATCCCGTTTCACGGTTATTATATGCCGTGAAACCACTTTGTCAACAAAAAAAATTTTTCCGAAATTTTCTCTTTGACATTGCTTCATACCCCTGCTAAGTGTAAAATCCTTTAACCATGATTTTTGAAGAGCAAGTATCGAGAAAGCCCGACCATTATCCTTGGGCGCAAGAGTTTATTGAGGCAATGCATAACGGTTTTTGGACCGACAAGGAATTTAGTTTCAGTAGTGACATTCAGGATTTTAACGTGAACTTAACGGAAGATGAAAGGGAGATGGTCGTGAGGACTCTCTCTGCTATTGGTCAGATTGAGGTAGCGGTTAAAAAGTTTTGGAGCAAATTAGGAGACAACCTCCCTCATCCAAGTTTAACCGATCTGGGCTACGTGATGGCTAACATTGAGGTTATTCACAATAATGCTTACGAGAGACTTTTAAAAGTTCTGGGGCTAGAAGATATTTTTGAAAAAAACCTACAACTCGATTTTATCGAAGGCAGGGTAAAATATTTGCGTAAATATAATCACAAGTTTTACAAAGATTCTAAAAAACAATATGTGTATTCCATCATTTTGTTTACTCTTTTTGTGGAGAACGTATCTTTGTTTTCACAGTTTTACATTATCAATTGGTTTAACCGCTATCGCAATGTACTTAAAGACACTGGTCAACAGGTAAAATATACAAGAAACGAAGAAAATATTCATGCGTTGGCTGGAATTAAAATTATAAACACAATCCGCAGCGAACACCCAGAGCTTTTTGACGAAGAACTTGAACAAAGAATAGCTACAGAAGCTAAAGCTGCTTTTGTCGCAGAAAGTAATATTGTCGATTGGATGGTAAATGGATTTGATGAAAAAGGTCTCAATGCCGAAATTTTAAAAGAGTTCATTAAAAACAGAATTAATGACTCTCTAGAAAAAATAGGTTTTGATTCAGCGTTTGATGTTGACACTTCTTTACTAGAAGATACAATGTGGTTCGAAGAGGAACTGATGGGCAATAACGCCACAGATTTCTTTCATTCTAGACCTGTAGAATATTCGAAAAACTCACAAACATTCGACGCTGACGATCTTTTTTAATGAAAAAATACAAATGGCTAAATAAAGATGCCCGAGACTTTCTCAAAAGAGGGTATTTACAAGATGGTGAAACTGCCGAAAAAAGAGGCGAAGACATTGCTCTCGCAGCAGAAAAAATACTAAAAGTAAAAGGGTTTGCTGAAAAGTTTTCTGATTATTTAGCTCAAGGTTTTTATTCTTTATCAAGCCCAATCTGGGCTAACTTTGGGAGAGAGAGGGGTCTTCCTATTTCTTGCAATGGTGTCTTTATAGAAGACAGAATGGACGCGATTTTAGATAAACAAGCGGAGGTTGGTATGCAAACAAAACATGGCGCTGGGACTTCTGGTTATTTTGGTGATTTAAGAGGTAGAGGAGTTGAAATATCTGCTGGAGGAACATCGAGCGGTCCAGTCCACTTTATGGAGTTATTTGATAAAGTTTCTTCTGTCGTATCTCAAAGTAACGTAAGAAGAGGATCGTTTGCCGCATATCTTCCAGTAGAACATCCTGATATAACTGAATTTTTAAGAATTCGTAGCGAGGGAAACCCAATTCAAGAAATGTCTTTTGGGGTCTGCATTACAGATGAATGGATGAGATCAATGATTGATGGTGACCGAAAGAAAAGATCTATTTGGGCCTCGATTATTAAAAAGAGGTTTGAGACTGGTTATCCATACTTGTTTTTTACAGACACGGCGAATGCAAATGCCCCCAAAGCATATAGAGATAAAAAACTTAAGATTCATTCATCTAATCTTTGTAGCGAGATATTTTTACATTCTTCTGAAGAGGAGTCTTTTGTTTGTTGTTTATCATCTCTCAATCTTGTGAAGTGGGACGAGATAAAAGAAACAGACGCAATTCAAACTCTTGTTTATTTTCTTGATGCCGTTATGGAGGAATACATCAACAAAACTAAAGATATTCCATTCATGGAGGCTTCTCACAATTTTGCTAAAAGGCAAAGAGCTTTAGGAGTTGGCGTATTAGGTTGGCATTCATTTCTTCAAGATAAAATGATTAGCTTCGAAAGTATGGAGGCTAAATTTATAAATAATGAAATTCATAAAACAATCAGAGACAATTGTGATAAAGCTACAAAAGAACTTTCTGTTTTATTGGGTGAGCCAGAACATTTAAAAGGTTATGGTAGGCGCAACATGACCACAATGGCTATAGCCCCAACAACTTCTAGCTCTTTCATTCTGGGACAAGTTTCTCCCTCTATCGAACCTCTCAATAGTAATTATTTTACCAAAGATTTAGCTAAAGGTAAATTTACTTACAAAAATCCTTATCTAGAAAAATTATTAGAGGAGAAAAAGAAAAATACTCAAAAAACTTGGAAATCAATTTTAATTAAAGGTGGTTCTGTCCAACATCTCGACTTTTTATCTGAAGAAGAAAAAGAGGTATTTAAAACATTTGGAGAGATTTCACAAAAAGAAGTTGTTATCCAAGCAGCTCAAAGACAAAAATATATTGATCAAGGACAAAGCTTAAATTTAATGATTTCCCCTAAATGCCCACCAAAACAAGTAAATGAGCTTTTGATTTTTGGTTGGGAGCAAGGAGTAAAAAGCTTTTATTATCAAAGAAGCGCTAATCCTAGTCAAGAACTAGCTAGATCTATTCTAAACTGCTCTTCTTGCGAGGGTTAAATATTCATTTTTAATAATTAAAAGTGTAATAATTTCTTGATGGAATACGACTTTTCAGATCAAGCTAAAGACTTTTTAGAAAGCCAAAGCGCAAAACGCAAAGGACCAAGAAGTTCTGCTCAAACACCAGCTAAACCTTCGGAGCGCAAAAAAGGTTCGAAAAAGAATCCTAAAGGATCTGCTGGAGGAGGCAAAAAAACTCCCTCTATTACTTTTTCTGAAAAAGTAATCACTTCACTTAAGAATAAAGTCAAGGAGCATAACGCTAAACACTCTAAAAAAGTTACTCTTGGACAACTTAAAAAGGTTTATAGGAGGGGTGCAGGAGCATTTTCAAGTAGCCATAGACCTGGTAAAAGCAGGGGTCAGTGGGCGATGGCTCGCGTAAATACATTCTTAAAAATGGTTCGTGGGGGAAAAGTCAAAGAATCTTACAGAGCTGCTGATGGAGATATTGCTAGAGGTAGCGAGGAATACTACAATGAGCCAGTCGGAGAAGCATATGTTGACTTTAATGAAGTAGAATTTGGTCTAGCTAAAATAGACTTGTTGAAAGCGGGGATTTCTGAAGTCGAAATGGATCAAGACATAGAGGATATCGATTATTCAGAAGCAGAAAAAAAAACCCTAAATAAACCCTTTAGATTACCTTCTGGTTCCAAAAAGAAATTTGGTGTTTATGTAAAAAACCCAAAAGGAAATACTGTCATGGTAAAATTTGGAGATCCAAATATGGAGATCAAGCGAGATGATCCAGACAGACGTAGAAATTTCAGAGCGCGTCACCAGTGCGATACAAACCCAGGTCCAAAACATAAGGCTAGATATTGGTCTTGTAGATTTTGGAGCAAAAAACCTGTAAACAAAATGACTTCAAGTGAGGTTGTAGCTTGGGATGATGAAGAAGTTTTAAGTGAGTGGGGTTGGGATGATGCTAATTTTGCAGATCAACAAGACCTATTAAATTCTTTACCATTTTTGTCTGAAGTTAAGGAAGTTGTTGAAGAAGAAGAATTATAGACTATAATCATGCATTTGCATGAAAGTATTGTTTATATCTGACTTCACACTACAACAGAGAGAAGGTGGCGCTCAAGTAAGCAATAATATCTTAATCAAAAAAGGTAAAGAGCTTGGCTATGAAATAAAAGAACACAGCCATTCTTCATCAGTTACTGATTTTCTAACATCTTACGATTTAGTTATTAACTCAAATCTTGAGGTAATTAGTAAAATCTCTCCTGAAAAGCTACCTTTTATTCTTAAAATGCCTAACTCAATTAGGCTTGAGCATGATTCTTGTTCATATTTGCATGATGATACTAGGTTAGAGTTATTTTCGAAATCTAAAAAAAATTATTTTTTAAGCGATTTCCATTTTGATTTTTTCAAAAAACTTTATGGAGATTATTTCCATGATGTAGAAATAATCTATGACCCAATAGAAACACAGGTATTTAAAAAAAGTGATTGTGATAAACAATATGATGTTGTTTACTGTGGTTATTTACACCACCTAAAAGGCTTTAACAATCTACTTAAATTTGCTAAAGAAAACCCTAACAGAAACATAGACATATTTGGATGGGCAGATTTTAGCACTAAAGGTTTTTTTGATAAATATCCTAATATAAAACACAACGGTCAGATAGATCACTCTGAAATAGCACAGGTTTTTCAGAAATCTAATGCAATCTTCCACTCTCCAATTGTTAATGAACCATTTTGCAGAATGGTAGCAGAAGCCTTATTGTGTGGGGTTGAAGAAATTATAGGTGACAAATCTAAAATTGGTTCGTATTTAGAATTTGAAAAAATAGGATATGATAAATTTAAAGATCGCTGTGAGTCTGCTGCGTCTAAATTTTGGGAGACCGTTGTAAAATGAATTTTATTTGTGGGACATATTTTAAGCATCAATGTAAGCTTCAACTAAGTAATTATAAAGATCCAAGAACGGCAGAGTTTTTTCCGCAAGAAGATGAATCTTTAGATAACAACTATGTATTCTGTAAGCCAGAGCATTTAACTTTATTAGATACTTATAGAAAAATAGGGGCTGTAAAACTTCCTGAACAATTTAATTTAATCACTCATAATTCAGACACTAATTTTGATAATGAAAAAATTGATTTTGTTTTAGATTTATTTCCGAATATTGGATTTTGGTATACTCAAAACTTACTTGTAGAACATCCTAAAGTAAAACCTATCCCAATTGGTATAGCTAATCCAAAGTGGTCTCATGGAAATCAAGATAGATTTATAGAGATACAATCTAAAAAAATAAATAAATTTCAAAATGTATATGTCAATTTTAACATCTCCACCAATCCACGCGCAAGACAAGAATGTTTAGATAAAATAGGCTTTCCATATAATCTACAACTGGAAAAAAACTATCCAGATGCATCTTCCCTTAAAGATCATGATAACTTTGTTGAATCAACTCAAGAAAGATATTTAACCGACATAGCTAGTTCTTATTTTACTTTATCTCCAATTGGAAACGGAATTGATTGTCATAAAACTTGGGAGGCTATTTACATGAAAAGCATCCCAATTGTGACTCGTTGGCATGGGGTAGAAGAGTTTAAAAAATTGGGTATACCTATTTTAATTATTGATGATTGGTCAGATTTCAAAGATTTAGATTTGACTCCTGAATTGTATACAAAAATATGGGGAGATTTTGATCCAAAGTCAATTAACTTTGAATTATTTAAATGAAGGACATAAATAAAATTTACATCATACATTATACGAAACTAGAAGAGAGAAAAACTCACATGCAAAAACAAATGGAAACTTGGTTTCCTAAAGTTGAACATGAATTCGTAGAAGATTTTGATCAAGAAGAACTTTCTGATGAAACTATAAATAATAACTTCGATTTAAAAGTTTTTGAACAAAAGTTTAAAAGAAAAATGTTAAAGTCAGAAATGTCTTTATGCATGAAATATAAAAAAGCTATTGAAGATATAGTTAAATCTGATGAAGGAGAATACTTTTTTATTTTAGAAGACGATGTAATTTTTAAAGAAGATGCAATTTTGTATGTTAGCAAAATGAATAAGCTATGCAGGGATCATAACTTAAAATATGATTGTGTATTTTTAGGGGAAGCTTGGATTAGAAAAGGAGACGATAGAGATATTTTCGGGAAAAAAGACCATCCAGCCACTAATGGATTATGCACAGTTTTATATACAAAAGATGCATTAAAAAAATTAAACGACTATCTTCAATCAACCAAAATTACCCAACCTTTAGATTGGGAATTCAACACTGCTTTTGAAGAAATGGATTTCCAAGTATATTGGGGTAAAGCATTGACAAAACATGGCAGCGTATTAGCTGTTGATGAAGAAAACTTAAGCCACCTTAAATCAACATTAAGAGATTCTTATTAATGTCTAAAAAAATAAAATTAAAATTTTCTTCTCCTTGGGATTCGCCAGAGGAAAACAACGCTCGCGTTTTATACAATTGGGGCAAACTCCCCAATTGCTTCGATTTAACGACTAGTGATGACTATGATTATTTGATTATTCTAAATCACAGCAATGAAATGTATTCGTCTCCGAAAGAAAAAAACATAGCTGTTACTATGGAGCCTACATGGAGCGTTAATTCATTAAAAGATCTTGGTAATTACTGCGAGCATGTGATTACTTGTGATAAAAAAATACAAGGAGAGAATGTTCATCATACATTTTCTTTTTTATTCACCCATGATTCTAGAAACAATATTCACACCGATAACCTATATGGCCCAACCAAAAGCGAATATTTAAAAAATGACTCTTTCCCTGAAAATATAGATTCTCCCGATTACCCTAAAAAGATGTCTTTTATGGTCGCAAATCATGGAGCATTAGCGGGATCATCTCAACCTCAAGAATCTAATTACTATATCAGAGAAAATTTATTATTAAAAATCTTAAATTCAGATTTAGAGATAGATATTTATGGAAAAGGTTGGTCCATAAATGACCGCAGATACAAAGGCGCTCCCCCTTTAAAAAAGACAGCTCTTAAAGATTACAAATATTCTATATGCATGGAAAACAGTTGTGAAGACTTTTACATTTCCGAAAAGTTTTTTGATGCATTTTTAAACAACTGTATACCAATTTATTATGGGTGTTCAAAAATCAAAGAAGCTTATGATGAAAATGCTTTTATTACTTTTGATCCAGAGTCTGATAATGTTATTGAAGAGCTAAAACAAATAATGGATGAACCTATTTCTTGGAGATTGCCAGCCATCCAACAATGCAAAAAAGATTATTTTGGTAAACACAATCTTTTAAAGTATCTGCAAAAATTCATAAAAAACTTAAATAAATGAAAAAAATTATAAGTTTTACAGTGTGGGGAGATAATCCCATATATACTATTGGAGCGCTAAAAAATGCAGATTTAGCTAAAGATATATATCCTGATTGGATATGTCGTTATTATTTGGGATCTTCTACCCCGAAAGATATTATCAATAGTTTGGAGGGGAAAGACAATGTGGAGGTTGTCTTAATGAAAGAGTCTGGAGATTATCTAAGCACTCTTTGGAGGTTTTTGCCAGCCTCTGAAGATGATGTAGAGATCATGATCTGTAGAGATAGTGACAGTAGACTTTCTGCTAGAGAAAAAGCAGCAGTTGACGAATGGATATCTAGCGACAAAGGATTTCATATAATGAGAGATCACCCCGCTCATGGAACAGCAATTTTAGCTGGAATGTGGGGAGCTAAACAAGGATCTATATCTGAAATGAGAGAGTTAATTGACGAATACAAAAAAGACAATTTCAGAGAGTTGGATCAACAATTTTTAAGAGAAAAAATCTATCCACTAGTAAAAAACAACTCTTTTGTTCATGACGAGTTTTTTGAGAAAAAGCCATTCCCAATCAGCAGAAGAGAGGGGTTAGATCATTATGGTAATCCAAAATATTTTATTGGAGAACCAGTGGATGAAAACGATAACAGAATTTGGTAATGAAAAATAATTTATTTATATATCATCATTTAGGTTTGGGAGACCATTTTGATTGCAACGGAATGGTAAGATATATAGAAGAAAAATGGGGCTATGAAAAAGTAACAATCTTCTCTAAAGATAGCTATTATAAGATGGTTGATTACATGTATAGAGAAAATGATAAAATTAACATCATTGCAATAGATGGATCTAAAGAACATGAAGAAGTTCAAAAGGCTCTCAATACACACGCTAAACACGATGACAATTTGTTAGTAGTCGGGCATCAAAACTACGACCATGCGGCTGTAGGAAAAAATTGCTGGGAAATATTTTATGATCAAGTCAAAATCCCATATGACATAAGACAGTCTTATTTCTATGTCGAAAGAGACTTGGAGGCAGAAAAAAAACTTTTGCAAAAGTTAAACCCTGAAAACTTACCTTTTGCTTTTGTCCACGACGATAAAGATAGGGGTTTCACATTAGATAAAAGCCATATACAAAACAAAGAATTGCACATAATAGAAAACGACACATCAGAAAATATTTTTCATTTTATAGGCATTTTAGAAAAAGCCGAAGAGGTGCATTGTATGGAAAGCTCTTTTAAAACATTAGTAGATATTTATTGCGATCAAGAAAAATTGTTCTTCCATGATTTTAGAGGTCATCCTTTAGGTTCGCAAAGTAATAAAAATTGGAAACAAATTAAATATTAGATATGTCTTGGATACAAAATCAATCACAACGACTTTCAAGATTAATTCAAAGTCAATGGCATTTCGCTGATATAGGCGCATGTGTAGGCGACATGACAGATTTTTTATTACCCAAAATGAAAATTGGACATCTTTTTGAAGCCTCTCCTTTAAATTATCAATTTTTAATAAAAAAATATTCTTATCTAGTAAGAAACAAACATTTAAAAATAAATAACTGTGCTGTTACTAAAGAAAACGGTAAAGGGATTTTTTCTTTGGATTTAAAAGATTGTAGCGTGGGTAATTTACAAACTGCACCACCTTACGCTTACTCTTCGGACTATAAAGAAAAATTATTTGAAGTTAATACTATTAATTTAGATACTTATTTTAAAGACAAAAGAGTTGATTTTATAAAACTGGATGTGGAGGGCGCTGAATGGGATGTGTTTGAAGGGGCTAGAAAAATCATGTCTAATAACTCAATTATTTTCCAAGTTGAATTTCACTGGGATGAGGATTGGCACCGCAGGTCTATTCTTAAAGATTTAAATTATAACATCTATACCTCTAAAGAGTGGATGGGCAAAAACGAAAATCAAAAAGAATTCTCAAGAGATTTTTTTAAAACAAACAATTCTTTATTCAAAAAAATACCAGATGATTGTCCTCGACCATATCAGGCTATTTTAGCGAGAAAAGATGATCAAACAATTAAAAGTTTAAGTTGATGGACCTTAAGTTTATTAATTACAATTGGATGCCGACAATAGCAGACCATGTTCTGGATGTTGGTGAAGATTTTTACAAAGGTGCTGGAGTCAGTAGGTTACATAATAAAAATTACATAAACCCTCTAGAGATAGAAAATGGAGATATTGTTTTTGTAAAAACTGATTACATTTACCACGGACAGTTCCAAAAGGTTATTCTACCTAAAATTAAAAATAACTTTACTTTAATTTCTGGCATCTCATCTTTTGATGTAACTAAGGGGTCTGAAATTAGTTCGATTATTAATAATCCATTTTTAAAAAAATGGTATTGCACTAATGCACCTAGAAATTTAAGTCAAAAAATAATCCCTATTCCAATTGGGTTTGAGGAAAAAGAAAGGGCTGGAGGGAATCAAGATGCAATTAAAGAGCTATATCAAAACAAAAAATCTTTTAAAAACAAAAAAGATAAAATATTATTACCTTATCACACAGCTTCTACAAACCCAGATAGAGCGGCATTACTTAAAACCTTAAGTTCTTTAGATTTCGTAGAAGTCCAAGAAGAAAAACTCTCTTTTAAAAAATATCTTTCTTTGTTAAACGAATATAAGTTTGTTATTTGTTTGGAGGGTTCTGGGCAAGACTTACATCGATTTTATGAAACTTTACTAGTAGGATCTATACCAATAGCCATAGATAATTCTATAACCGCATTGTTTGAATATTGGAAAGTTCCTGGGATATTCTTGGAAAACTGGGACTCTTTAAACAAAGTTGAATTTAAAGGTAATTACTGCTTTGATAATGTCCAAGCTTTTTTAGAAATACAGACTTATAAAAATATAATAACTAATGTTTGATGTAGTAGGTAATCACGCGATAGAGGCAATTAAATTTGCCTTCAATACAGATTGGGTTCGTAGAGAGATCGAACTAGAGGTTTTTAACAAAAAAAACCCTATGCCTCTTATGAACAGTGCAGAAACCAATTTACTAGAAAAATATATTTCAAAAGTAAAAACTGTTTTTGAGTTTGGTTGTGGAGGAAGCACTCTTTATATTTCTTCTAAAAAAAATATAAAAAAAATTTACTCGGTTGAATCTGATAAAGAATGGATAGAACACGTAAAAGATGATCTACCTAAAAAAGCAAAAGTTTTTTATGTTGACATAAATGCTAATTCTTCAAATCACGGTCATCCTAAAAATGATGAAAAAATAGATGAGTGGCCAAAATATTCAGCTTTTTTGAAAAGCAGAAGAAATTATTTTCCCGATTTAATTTTAGTTGATGGAAGATTCAGAGTGGCTTGCTGCCTACAATCTATTGGGAAAATGAAGAAAGACTCATATCTATTGGTTCACGATTTTGATGCAAAGGTAAGATCATATGGAGCAATAGAAAAATACTTTGATAGAATTGATCAAGCTGACAGTTTACACGTTTTTAGAAAAAAAGAAAATATACAACAAAAACAACTAAGAAAAGACTTAAAAAAATATTTATATTTAAGCGACTAAATAAATGAAAGTAGAAGTAGCCATAGGAGAAGTTTTCGATAGAATTACAATTCTTGATTTAAAAATAAAAAACATTCAAGACGAATATAGATTATCTTACATTAAAGCTGAAAAGGAGATGCTTTTGGATGCTCTTAAAGAGGAAGGAATCGAAATTGAAAGTCATCTTTATGAGCCACTGTTTTTAATTAATTCTAAAATTTGGGAAACCGAAGCTGGTTTTAGAGACAAAGAATCTAAAAAAGAATTTGATAATCAATTTGTTGAATTCGCTAGGTTAAATGCTCGGTATAATGACGAAAGATTTATAATGAAAAACAAAATAAACGAACACTATAATTCTGAAATTAGAGAGCAGAAGGCTTACGATTCACTGTATGAAAAGAGTAATTCAAATTGAGCCTTGGATTGATAGAAGAGAACTCAAACAATTAAAAAGAGTTGTTAAGTCCACCTTTGTTTCTGAATATAAGCTAAACGAAGAATTTGAGAGTTTAATCAAAAAAATAACATCCTCTCCACATGCCGTGTCTATGACTAATGGCACTGCTGCTCTTTTTTGTGCTTTGAAAGCTCTAGGTATTGGCGAGGGAGATGAGGTCATAGTTCCTAATATGACATTTATTGCTTCAGCGAATGCAGTCATATTTGCTGGCGCAACTCCTGTTTTGTGTGATGTTGATAAAGATAGTTTATGCATGTCTGCTGAAGAAGCTTCAAAAGTTATTACTTCAAAAACTAAAGCAATAATGCCCGTGCATCTTTATGGAAAAAGTTGCGACATGGACAGCTTGAAAGAGTTAGCTATATCCCATGATTTAAAAATTATAGAAGACGCAGCCCAAGGCATGGGAGTCTTATACAAAGGGCAGCATGTAGGGACTTTTGGCGATGCAGGTGTATTATCTTTTTACGCCAATAAAACAATTACCTGTGGAGAAGGAGGGGTGGTTTTAAGCCCAAATGAAAAAGTTATAAAGGATTGCTATAAAATGAAAAATCATGGCAGATCGGGTAAAGGTGTTTTTGTCCATGAATCAATAGGTTTTAATTTCTGCTTTACAGAAATGCAAGCGGCAGTCGGCATATCTCAATTGCATAAACTTAAAAAAGTCATCAAAAAGAAAAATGAAATTTTTGAATTTTATTATAAAAACATAAAAAATTCTTTTTTACAACAAATCCCGACAAACCACAAAACCACTCCAGTCCACTGGTTCACTTCTTTTTTTACAGATCACAAAGAAAAATTAATCTCTTATTTAAAAAATAATGGAATTCAAACAAGAGAGTTTTTCTATCCCTTGAATAAACAACCTTGCTATTTAAATTCTGAACTTATCAATACAGATTCAAAATTACCTATTAGCGAAAAAGCTTTTGAGAGTGGAATATCTTTGCCTTCATCATACAATATAAGCAAAAAACAATTAAAATATATCTGCGGAGTAATAAATAAATTTAAACCCGATGATTAAACTAGCTTATGACACAATATCTGATTCGGAGATTAGCTCTCTTTGTGAATGGTTAAAAACCTCACCCAGATTAACTAAAGGGGAGTTAACAGAGGAGTATGAAAGGCTTTGGTCTAAAAAAATAGGTTGCGAATATTCTGTTTTTGTTAATTCTGGCTCTTCCGCTTTACTAATAGCAGTTTACTCTTTAATAGAAAGTGGAGCTTTAAAAAGGGGAGATACTGTTATTGTCCCCGCTTTATCTTGGGCTACAGATTTGTCTCCTGTTGTGCAGCTTGGTCTAAAACCAGTTTTATGTGACTGCAATCTAACAGATCTTTCCGTGGACGTTAATCACCTTAAAGAGCTTGCTGCGACAGAAGAAGCGAAGGCTTTAATTTTAGTTTCTGTTTTAGGGTTAGTGCCAGAAATGGATGAGATTGTAGAATTTTGTGAAGAGCAAAATATCATTATGATCGAAGATGCTTGCGAATCTTTAGGCTCTTCTTACAAAAACAAAAAGCTAGGAAACTTCGGTACAATGTCTTGTTTTTCTACTTATTATGGTCATCACTTATCAACTATTGAAGGAGGGATGGTTTGCACAGATGACGAAGATATTTTCAATTTACTTAAATCTTTAAGAAGTCACGGCTGGGACAGGGACATGAGTTCTAAACATTCCTCCATTTTGAAACAAAAATTCTCTGTCGATAATGATTTCGAATCACAATATAAATTTTATCATTTGGGTTTTAATCTTAGATCTACAGATCTACAGGCTTTTTTAGGTATCAACCAGTTAAAAAGATTTGATGAGATTGTAGGGAAAAGAAATGATAATTATGCTCTGTATAGAGAGGCTTTTACTAACTCTACTTGGGTACCTCCTAAGTCTACAGATGATAAGTATATTTCTAGTTTTGCTTATCCAGTTATTCATCCAAACAGGACGGAAATAGTTAAAAAGTTAAAAGAAAATAATATTGAGACACGACCTTTAATTTGTGGCTCTTTGGGCAAGCAACCTTTTTGGACAAAAAATTATGGAGAGGTTAGTCTGAAAAATGCAGACTATGTTGATGATTATGGATTTTATTTGCCGAACAATCATCAAATAACGACTGAAGATATTAATTATATTAAGGATGTTGTGGGTGAATTATGATTTATATAGATTATAAAGGCAGATTTGGTAATAGATTATTCCAGCATTTTGTAGCGGTAATTTTATCTGAAAACTACGGTCAAACCGTAGCCAATCCTTTATTTACAAGTATTAATAATAAAAATACTAACCATTGGTACAACGAACATTTTCATCATCGTTTTTCTATAAACTCTTCACAAGAAGATGATTTATATTTAGACTGTATTGATAAAAAACAATTTGCAAAAGTTGACGATAAAAATTTTAAAGGTTTCCTTACAGGAGGAAATAAATCTAGATCAAATTTTTTCCTAAATGGTTTTTTTCAAGCCGAAGAGGTTATTAATAAATTCAACGAAAACAAATCAAAACTATTTAATAACTTAGGAGAACAAGAGCCAATAGAAGGAACTTATATTCATTTAAGGCTAGGGGATATTCTCGATACTCCTGGTAAATATTGTGAGTTGGAATATTATAAAAAGGCTTTAGAGGAAACAGATTTAAAAGGAGAGCTTGTATTGTCTAGTGACTCTCCTGAACATGATTTTGTAAAAACTTTAATTTCAGACTATAATTTTAAATTTTTAGACCTTAAAGAACAAGAGACTATTTTAACTGCTTCTAGATTTACCAATAAGATTTTATCTTTAGGAACCTTTAGTTGGTGGATAGGTTTTTTGGGCAACCAAGATAATGTAATCTGTCCTGATGTTGATGATTATATTAAATGGCATGGAAACATTTTTCCTTTCTTAAATTGGAAAACATGTTCAATTAACTCTAAATAAAATGAAAAAAATACTTATAACAGGATCAAGGGGGTTTTTAGGAAAGCATCTCACAGAGCTTCTTAAAGAAAAATACAAACTTCTCACCCCTAGCAAGTCTAGGTTGGATGTCTGCTCTTCTAAAGATTTTAATGATTATGTTTTTTATCACCAGCCCGATTGTATTATTCATTTGGCTGCTGTGTGCGGCGGGATTGGTGCTAATCAAAAATCTCCAGCAGACTTCTTTGTAAAAAATTCTCAAATGAGCTTAAATGTTTTGTCTGCTTGTCATATTTTTAATATTAAAAAATTGATTACATTAGGCACTGTTTGCTCTTACCCAAAATTTACTCCAGTTCCATTTAAAGAAGATGATATTTGGAACGGCTATCCTGAAGAAACAAACGCTCCTTACGGGATAGCTAAAAAAAATCTTCTAGTAGGATGCAAGGCATACCATGATCAATACGGCAGCAATTTTATACATCTTATCCCAGTTAATATGTATGGTGAATATGATAGCTTTGATCCTGAAAAATCTCACGTAATACCAGCGCTTTTAAAAAAGTTTATTGAAGCTAAAGAGCAGGATGCGCCATTTGTAGAAGTGTGGGGAGATGGATCTGCCTCTCGGGAGTTTTTGTATGCAGGTGATTGTGCTAAAGCCATAGAGCTTTCTATAGATTCTTACAATTCTCCTGAACCAATGAATATCGGAACTGGTAAAGAAATATCAATCAAAGATTTAGTGACTCTAATAAAAGATATTGTTGGCTACAAAGGTGAAATAAAATTTGACGAAAGCAAACCAAATGGGCAACCTCGCAGATGTTTAGATACAACAAAAGCAAAAAAAGAGCTTAACTTTACCGCCGAAACAACCTTGCAAGAAGGTTTAGAAAAAACTTACAACTGGTATATTAACGAATAATGAAAAAAATATTAATAACAGGAATTACTGGTCAAGATGGTAGTCTGATGGCAGATTATCTTCTAAAAAACACTGAACACGATATTATTGGTGGTGTGCGTAGGCTTAGTGTCGAGAACCATAAGAATATAAAACATTTAAAAGACAACCCAAGGTTTTTTCTAATTGATTTAGATGTATCTGATCCGCAAAATACGGAAAAAGTTATTTCAGAACATAAACCCGATTACTTTATTAATTTCGCAGCGAATTCTTTTGTCGGTAGTAGTTGGGACATGCCCTTTAATCACATGCAAACTAACTGTATGTCTGTTTTGCATCAGCTAGAAGCAATTCGCCGCCATGTTCCTCATTGTCGTTATTACAACGCTGGCAGTTCTGAAGAGTTTGGGGATGTTATTGAGTCTCCACAATCAGAAAATCATCCCTTGCGCCCTAGAAGCCCTTATGGAGCGTCTAAAGCGTCTGCTAGACATTTAGTCAAGGTTTATAGAGATTCTTATGATATTTATGCAGTTCAGGGTTGGCTATTTAATCATGAGGGAGTTAGAAGAGGAGAGGAGTTTGTCACAAGGAAAATAACTAAAAATGTTGCTAGAATCCTAAAAGAGTATGAATCAGGGCAAACCACCACACCTCTTCAATTAGGCAATATCGACTCTAAAAGAGATTGGAGTGATGCTGAAGATTTTGTGAAAGGGGTTTGGCTTATGCTAAATCAAGATAGAGAAAACCCAAAAGATTATGTGCTTTCATCTAATGAAACCCACACCATTAGAGAGTTTGTAGTAGAAGCTTTTAATTTTGTTGGCTTTCATAGAACTCAATGCAAATGGAAGGGTAAAGGAATGGAAGAAAAATATTTTCATGGGCCTGATTGTCTCATGGAGGTGAACGAAAATTTTTATCGCCCAGCAGAAGTGGATTTATTATGGGGAGACTCAACCAAAGCAAGAGAAGAGCTTGGTTGGAAACCAGAAACTAATTTTTTACAATTGATTAAAAAAATGGTTGACTGTGATGTATTTTCATTGCAAACTTTTCCGTGAGCAAATCTAAAGGACCGAATAAAAGAGAAATACTCTTCCGATTATTAGAGGTTCCAGATAAAGGCAGAAGACCTTTTTTTGCCCGAGAGATGAAAATGCTTAACGATTTGTGTGATCGTTATTCTCAAGAGTTTATGGCGATAGTGTCATTTAACAAAAAATTTGATTCATTAGCTTATCTTGTCAGCGATAAGCTTAAATCCACTCTTGATGAAAAATTCAGGGCTTTCAATTTTAAGGTTGACTTTTCTAAATACAAGACTTATAATCTTGGCGAGAAGGTGGGTAAAGACGGCAATTTATCCCGTAAAAATAAAACTATAAAAGATTTTTTAAATGAGTGAAGGACCAGACCCAAACGATATTCTAGGTAATTTCTTGAAATCCAACAAAAGCGACCACTACAATTTTGAAGACGAATGCGATTACAAAGTTTCTAGCGGCTCTCTTCAATTTGATTTGTGCATGAATGGAGGGTTTGGACCTGGGTTACATCGCTTTACTGGTCTAACAGAAGGGGGAAAAACTTCCGAGGCTTTAGAAGTTATGAAAAACTTTCTAAACACAATAGAAAAACCCAGAGGCTTGTATATTAAAGCTGAAGGCAGGTTAGGTAAAGAAGTGAGAGAGAGGTCTGGGGTCAAATTTGTGTGGTCAGCAGATGAGTGGGTAGACGGCACTTGTTTTGTTTTAGAAACGAATATTTATGAAACAGCAATGACTTGCATCAAACAACTCATTGACAATGAAAAGAATAAACATAAATATTGTTTTATATTAGATTCTGTTGATGGTTTAGTCGCCAAGAATGATGCGTCTAAAGGTTTTGATGAGTTCGCCAAAATAGCCGCAGGAGCTAGCATCGCATCTACTTGGTGCAAACAAACCAGCATTGCTTTAGGCAAGAGGGGCCATATGGCTATTTTTATTAGTCAGGTAAGGTCAGAAATGAGAGACCAATACTCTAAAGAACCCCCTAGACAGTCTGTAGCAACAGGGGGATATGCCTTGCAGCATTACGCTAACAGCGTTATTCAATTTCAGCCTAGATACAAATCCGATTTGATTCTTCAAAATCCTAGCGTAAAAACTATTGACGAGAAAAAAAACCCAATCATTGGTCATTTTGCAAAAGTTTTAATCTGCAAATCTCCTAATGAAAAATCTAATGTAAGCTTGACTTACCCTGTCAGATATAATCGATCTGGTGGCAACTCTATTTGGATTGAGAAAGAAATCGTAGACTTGTTATACGCTTGGGAATTTGTGGAAAAGAAGGGTGCTTGGATTAAACCCACCGAAGACTTTCAAGAGCTTTTAAAAGAAAACAGCTTAACTTTCCCAGATCAAATACAAGGCGACAATAATCTTTTCAAAACACTGGATCAGGATGAGGATTTATGTAAATTTTTGATAAATTATTTCAGAGAACAAATCGGAGCATGAAGTTCATTGACCAGTATGGAAAAGAAAGAAACCTTAAAAACGCAAAGAAATATTTAATTGATTGGGACAAACCTAGCAGGAGTAAGTTCCAAACAAACGTAAAAAAATTTTTGCGAACATATTGGGAGAATGATATTGTGTTTGAAGAGTTTAGAGTTGTTGGCAGCAGATTGACTTTGGATTTCTACAATGCTAATAAAAAAATAGCTGTGGAAGTTCAAGGCGCTCAACATACTAAATTCGTTAAACACTTTCATAAAAATCATTTTAAATATGCCGATCAACTCAAAAGAGATGAGAAGAAATTAAATTTTTGCCAAGCTAATAAAATAAAATTAGCAGAAGTTTACCCTCAAGACGAAATACAAGCATCTTTATTTAGCGAACAAGATATTTATCTATGAATTTACCAGAAGGAAGTGATGATGGGGAATTTTGCATTCCAACAGAAATGGTCGATAAACTTTATGAGTTATCAGGAGGAGCAGATAAATACAAAGGAGTTATTATGGCTGTTTCATCTGAAAATGGTAAGCCACTTATATATTGCAAATTTGATTGCGGTATGACAGAGTTTGCTTTAACAAAGGCTCTGGAGAATCATTTCCAACACCCAGCAGAACAAATAAGAGAGGAAGATTAATGATATATAATTTCGAACTAGAAAAGCAGTTGTTAGCTGGACTTATTAAAGAGCCAGAGAGTCTCGCAGAGATTTCTAACTTTATTAGCAACTCTGATTTTTATTCTAAACAAAGCTCTTTACATTCTGCAATTTTTAGGATCATCCAACAAGCAATTAACGCTGGAGATGAAATAGATGAAATCATTGTGGCTCAAAGAGTCAACGAAGTCGGGCTTTCGTTCGAAGATAATTTAAACCCTTCAGATTATATCAAGTCCCTATCTTTAAGAAAAGTTCCTAAAGGTAATATTATTAAGACAGCTAAAGAGCTAAAAAAATATACGATAAGAAGAGAAATTTTAGAATCATCTCAAGAGATAGCTAAGAAGATGAAAAACATAGCCCCCGAATCTTCTTACAGGGATATTATCGAGGTAGCTGATAATGTTTATAACTCTCGTATAAACCTTTATGAGATAGGAAACGATACTCCAGAAAACATTTATGAAGAGATGGAAGCTCTTGTAGAGGAGCGGGGAGATAATCCTGTTACAGAATTCGGGATGATGGGTCCACATCAAAAAATCAATGATATTTATGGATCTCTCTTAAGAGCTGGAAATATCACTGTGATTGTTGCGCGATCTGGCGTGGGCAAAACACAGTTTTGTATGGACTATTCCACTAAAGTTAGTTTACAATATGATGTCCCTGTTTTGCATTTCGACAATGGGGAGATGAGCAAGGAAGAATTAATTATGAGGCAATGTGCTGCCCTATCTGGTGTGCCTATGCATTTACTAGAAAGCGGTAAGTGGAGGCGAGCTGGCGAAGAAGTGGTAGAGAAAGTAAGATCTGTTTGGCCAAAGATAAAAAATCTCAAATTCTATTACTACAACGTAGGAGGTATGGATGTAGATTCGATGGTCAACACTTTAAAAAGATTCTATTATGCAAAAGTAGGGCGCGGTAACCAGATGGTCTTCTCTTTCGATTACATTAAGACAACATCTGAAAATATTTCCAACAAGTCAGAATGGCAAGTTGTTGGAGAGATGGTTGATAAATTTAAAAAATGTGTTCAGAAAGAGATTTTAAATGATGGCAATCCCGTAATACCTATGATTACATCTGTGCAGTCTAATAGATATGGAATTACAACAAATAGAAGCTCTGACAACATAGTTGATGACGAATCTATTGTTTCTCTATCAGATAGAATTACACAGTTTTGTTCTCACATGTTCATCTTGCGTAGCAAAACCTCTGATGAAATGGAAACAGAGGGAGGTAGATTTGGAACTCATAAACTAATCAATGTAAAGGCTCGTCATTTAGGTAGTGATATAGCAGGAGCTATAGAACCAGTTAGAATAGGTGACTCTCTAAGAAAAAATGCAATTAATTTAGATTTTAATAATTTTAATATTACAGAGAGAGGAGATCTTAGAGATATCGCTCGGGTATTGGAGGGACATGAAGAGTTAGATAATGATGGAATCCAAGAAACAATCCCAGACTTCGATCAATTCTGAAGATTTCCAAGGCATTTTAGAGTCAATAGGTTATAAACTTATAGACTGTGGAGATCACTGGAGAACTCAAGCTCTCTACAGAGATGGCGATAACAACACCGCTGTAAAAATATACAAAAATACAGGCGTATGGATGGATTTTGTAGAAAACAAGGGCTGCAAACCTTTCGAGGCTTTGATTAGACTTACAGTTAAAGACAAAAAACAAATAGATGAAATTTTAGTTAATTCTTCTACAAACGATGTAGTTACTTATTATCCAAAAGAAAAAATTGAAATGGAAAAAGTTTACCCAAATTCTTCATTAGAACGATTATTCCCAAATTATAATTTTTACAAAGATAGAAAGATATCAGAAAAAACTCAAAAAGCTTTCCAAGTAGGTTTGGCAGGTGTCGGAAAGATGTATAGAAGAATGGTCTTCCCTGTATATAATGAACATAACCAAATTATTGGATTTTCTGGAAGAAAGGTTGATAACAACAATGATTACGCCAAGTGGAAACATATTGGCAAACGAAATAATTGGGTTTATCCAGCCTATAATAAAGACACTGGTGTCGATGAAGAGATTGAATTAAAAAAAGAAGTAATTTTAGTAGAAAGTATAGGTGATGCATTGGCGCTTTATGAACAAAATATTAGAAATGTTCTTGTCATTTTTGGCTTATCTGTTAATAATAATATTGTTAATTACCTTAGTAGTAGGTCTATCAGCCATATATATATTTCAACAAATAACGACGAAAATAGTGGGAAAAATAGAGGGTTTATTGCAGCGTTAAAGAGCTTTTTAAAATTATCTAATTACTTCGATCTTGACGCTTTGAGTGTAAAATTTCCACCTAAGTCATATAATGATTTTGGTGATGCTCATTTAGATAATTGTGACATTAGGAAATATTGGTCGGAAAAATCAATAGATCAGAAAGCACAAGTTAAATTTATTTGCGATTTTGTTAAAAACAACTCTTCAAGCTTCACTAAAAAAGAAATAAAGACCGCTTTATTACTTAGTGATGCCTGAACCTAAAACACCTCTATCTGCCAGTAGAATAAAGACTGCACAATCTTGCTCTTGGCTTTATTGGTGCAAATATAAATTGCGCCTTCCTGAAAAGGGAAACGATGGCGCTCGTAGAGGTTCAATATGCCATCTAGTTTTTGAGGTTTTAGGCATTAAAAAAAGAAAAAAATATTATAATAAAATAATAAAAACCCAAGATGTTTTCTCTGTCCCATCTATAAAAAGATTAATTTTGAAACACGCTGCCAGAGAAGGCGTGGACGATAAAGACAATATCGATTTAATGAAGGATATGATCTTTAATGGTCTATCTTATGACTTTTTTGGGGGAGATCTATCGAAGCCTACAGAGGAGTATTCCGAAAAAGATTTTGATATAATAAAAAAAGATGGGGACATTGCTTATAAAATAAGAGGATTTATTGACAAGCTATTTTTATATAAAAAACAAAAGTTTGCTTTAATTAGGGATTTCAAAACAAGTAAAGATGTGTTCAAAGGCAAAGACCAAACAGACAACTTGCAAGATTTGATGTATAGCTTGGCTGTCCAAGAACTTTTCCCAGAGTATTCCAATAGGATAAGTGAGTTTTTGTTTTTAAAGTTTGATCTTGATCCAAACGCTGCTAAATCTGGCGTTGTCAGAATGAAACCATTAGATTCTGATGAATTAGAAGGTTTCGAGCTACAACTCACAGAGATACAAAAATATTTAGATAATTTTTCAGAAAGAGACGCTAAATACAATTTCGCAGCCCACCAAGGCTTTCCAAAAGACAACTCTTTTAGCGGCAAACTTTTGTGTGGCTTTGCGACTAAAAAAGGAGAATTGAAAAAAGATGGATCTCCTAAGTGGCACTGCCCCATGAAGTTTGATTTCTTTTATTACGAAGTCTATGACGCTGAAGGTCAATTTGTTAAATCTTATTTTGAAGAAGATTTTATGGATAAATTTGTTCCAAATGGCGGTTTTTGCGAATTAAGATATTATCAAGGGTGTCCAGCACATTCTTCTTGACAGAGCTAGAAAAGCAGGTATGCTAGCAGTAATGATACCTGTATTTAAATCTACTTACTCAATAGGAAAGAGCATATTGACTCTTGATGATAGCGATAAGGAAGGTGGGCCAGATAGCATTTTTACTATTTGCAAAGAGAACGACATTAAATCACTAGTTCTTGTTGAAGACTCGATGACTGGCTTTGTTACAGCTCATAATAAATGTAAAGAGAGAGAGATTGATTTGGTTTTTGGTTTGAGGTTGACTTGTTGCAACGATATCTCTGAAGAGGATAATTCAGATCACAAAATTATCATATTTGCAAACAATGATGATGGATGTAGACTGCTATACAGAATTTACTCTTACGCCCATACTGGCAACGGAAAAGTAGACTTTAAATTCTTAAACTCTGTCTGGGATGATAGCGTAGAATTAATTATTCCATTTTACGATTCTTTTATATTCAACAACAACTTTCACTTAAAAAAGTGTGTTCCAAATTTTAACAAAATAACTCCTACATTTTGGATTGAAGATAACGGTCTGCCCTTTGACCATCTCCTAAAAGAAAAAGTTTTAAGGTTTGCTGGGGGTAATCTTTTTACAGAAAATAGACCAATAAGAAAAGTTAAAAGCATTCTTTATAAGAACAGGTGCGATGTCGAGGCTTTGCAGACATATAAAATTCTCTGTAATAGAAACTTCGGGAGGGCTGCAACTTTAAGTTGTCCCAACTTAGATCATTTTGGTAGTAATGAATTTTGCTTTGAATCATATTTAGAAAATGAACGAACCACTGCTTAGATTTAATAAAAAACAAAGATACATAGTCTTTGACACAGAAACCGAAGGTTTAAATTTAATCACTTCTAGACCTTGGCAGGTCGCTTGGCTAGTGGTCGAGGGAGATAAAATTGTGGCGCGGAATGATATGTTTATACATTGGCCCAATCTAGATGTTTCAGAAGGAGCTGCTAAAGTGACGGGGTTCTCCATGAAAGAATACAATAAGAAATGCAAAGCCCCCAATCAAGTTTGGCAGGAATTTTCAAAAGACCTTTATGACGAAAATAATTTAATTATCGGCCAAAATCTTTTGGGTTTTGATGTATACATGGTTAACATTTGGAGAAAGCTAATGGGTAAAAAAGCAGATTACTCATTTGTTTCTAGGATTATAGACACAAAATCTCTTGCCACAGCTATAGCCAAAGAAATCCCTGTAGATAAAGATGATTTTATTGGTTGGCAGTATAGGCTCTTAAATCATAAGGAGAGGGGTTTAAAAACATCTCAAGCTACTCTTCTTAAGAAATATAATATTGACCACGACCCTAAAAGGTTGCATGATGCTTTATACGATATTGAGATGAACTTTAAAGTTTTTCGTAAGCAATTATTTGATTTAGAAATATGAGTTCTAATACTTTTAAAGGCTACAATACGCCATTTCCAGTTGGCGTTAAGCTCCCAGAAATTAAAATACAAAAAAAATATTATGACGAGGTTGCTTGTGTAGACCTGGGGGATAACTTCCAGTTCTTGAGAAAGCTTTGCTTTGCCAGATTAAAAGAAAAAGGTATTGATAAGTTTGAAAACGCACAAACTTATTATGATAGATTAAAAGAAGAATTAACCATCTTTGATGATCTTGGGTTTACTGACTACATTCTTCTTAATTGGGATATTATAAATTTTTGCAAAGAAAACGACATCCCTACAGGAGCAGGTAGGGGAAGCGCCGCTGGTTCTTTGGTTCTGTATGTCATCGGTGTGACTAATATAGATCCTATTGAATATGATCTCTTTTTTGAGAGATTTGTATCAAAAAGTCGAGCTAGGAAAATAGAACACAATGGTGAAGTTTTTCTGGATGGTAGTTTGCTCGCTGATGTGGATAATGATATTTCATATGATCGGAGAGCAGAGGTTATTGAATACATCGAAAAAAAATATCAGGGCAAAACTTCCAAGATTCTTACTCTTAACACTCTTAGTGGTAAACTATGCATGAAAGAGTGCGGTAAAATTGTCGCTGAATTGTCTGAAATAGACGTTAATCAGATCAGTGATACTATACCAAAGAATTTCGGAATTGTTTCCAAATTAGATGCGGCTTATGATGACAGCGAATCTTTTAGATCTTATGCCGATAAATATCCTAAAGTTTTTAAGATAGCCAAAAAACTAGAAGGGTTAAATAAAAATACTGGTGTGCATCCTTCTGGCATTTCTATTTCATATTATAATCTAGATGGCATTATGCCTCTTCAAGTAACTAATGATGGCGCTTTAGTTTCTGGATATGACATGAATGATGTCGCGAGCCTTAGTGTTAAGTTCGATATCCTTGGCTTAAGAACGCTTTCTGTTGTTCATGACGTTTGCAAACAAGTGGGTATAGATGTATCAGAAATAGACGTTCATGATAAAATTATTTATACAGCTTTATCCTCTTTGCGCTCTCCACAAGGATTATTCCAAATCGAAGCGGAGACAAACTTCAAAGTTTGTCGTTTGATCGCGCCTCAAAATCTTGAACAATTATCTGCTGTAGTAGCTATAGCAAGACCTGGAGCTTTAGATTTCAAAGATAGTTATGCGGCATACGTTCGCACTGGAGAATTCCAATCGGTTCATGAGTTTTTTGATGATATTTTGAGCTACACAGGTGGTATTCCTCTTTACCAAGAACAGTTAATGAAAATGGCTGTAAAGGTAGGTTTTACTTTAGATGAAGCGGAGCAACTAAGAAGGATTGTCGGCAAGAAAAAAGTCGATCAAATGCCAGCATGGAAAGCGAGAATCGAGGATAAGATTCAAGAAAATAAATTAGACCCTGCTATTGGAGATGTTTTATGGAGAGTGGCAGAAGACTCTGCTAATTACTCTTTTAACAAATCCCATTCGATTAGTTATGCACACTTAGCTGCTATAACTGTTTATTTGAAGTTTACATATCCGCAAGAGTTCTTTTTAAGTCTTTTAAAATACGCGAAATTTGAACCTAATTCTCATGAGGAGATAGCTAAAATATCTCAAGAACTTTCTCATTTTGACATAAAGCTTTTGCCACCTGACTTAAATAAATCAGACATAGATTTTAAAATAGAGGGTAAAAACATAAGATATGGCTTAAATTCAATAAAAGGCGTATCGACCAAGGTTTTACAGTCTTTACTTGATTTTAGAGAGGAGTCATTCTCTAACAAGTATGAAGTGTTTTTATCAGCGAAACAAGCTGGTTTAAATATCGGTACTCTTTCAGCTTTAATTCAAGCGGGTCTACTAGACTCCTTTGTAAAAAGCAATAGACCTAGACTAGTCCTAGAAGCTCAAACATTCAATATTTTGACTGATAGAGAAAAAAGAAATTTTATATCTATTGGCGATAAATACAATTACGACATAATCACAGCTATCCACAGTGCCAAACAAGAGGATATGATTGGTGACGATAATAGGAAAATGTTTTCAGATAAAAGATTCGAAACATTTCGTAAAAAATTCCAACCATATAAAGAAATTTATGAGATGAACAAAGAGCATATAAAATATGCTAATTGGTTTTTCGAAGAAAAGCTTTTGGGTTATAGTTATTCTTATAATATAAGACAGGTTTTTAGTTATGAAGGCGATTTTCATTCAGCAGATACAGTAAAAGATTTGAATGAGCGATCTAATATAAAATTTGTCGGTGTGCTTACTGATATAATGCGTAGAACAAGCAGAAATGGCAACAAATACGCTCGCCTTACAATGCAAGACGAAGGAGGTATTTTAGAGGGTCTTTTTCTAGACAGCAATAGAGACGCTCGATTAACAGATTATTTAAATTCTGGGAAAAAATTGCCCAAAAAGTCGGATATTGTGATAATATACGGGTCTAAAGGGGATGATATTGTGTTTATTGACAAGATCTTCCCATTAAAAGACAAAATCTACATGAAACTATCTGAACTTAAATAGTGTAAAGAATTATGATGGGTCTAACCGATTTCAATTTAACCCCAAAAGCCAAAAAGGGACTAAAAGATTCTCAAAAATTTGCAGAAGCTAATGGACACAATTTGGTTACAACTGCACATCTAGTTTACGGATGTTTAATAAATATATCTGATAGCTGTGCTGTTAGACTAAAAAGTTATGGCATTTCTTTCGATGGGCAAAGTTTTATTAAATTGTTTAAAAAATATGCCGCTAAGAATAAAGATTATTTCCAAGCCTCAAAAGGTCAAGGTGGTTGGCATGAGGACGTAAATGAAATTATATTTTTTGCTAAAGATTTTTCAGATAATTTTGACAGTTACTTTATTGGCATAGAACATATTCTTTATACCATCCTAGACATGGAAGGACCGTTTGTTGAATATATGAAGGCAAATGGCATAGATACTATCCACGCTAAAGATATAATTGAAACTTATGTTTTAGAAACCAGCATACCTCCTACTGATCAAATAAAAAACATTCTTTTAGATCCTGAAAAAATAGAAGATGTTCGCCTAAAAATAAAAAGTAAAAAGATAGAAGGAGAAGGTCCACTGCCAAACCTGTCAAAATATTGCGTAAACTTAAACGAAAGATTTGTTTCGCAAAAAACGTCGAAAGTTTCAGGTAGAGACAAAGAAATACATGAATTAATAGAGATTTTATCTAAAAAGAATAAAAGCAATGCTATTTTGGTCGGTGATGCAGGTGTTGGCAAAACAGCAATAGTAGAGGGTCTTGTCCAAAAAATTATCAGTCAAGAAAGCCCACCTCATATGTCTCTTATGCAAATTTGCGCTGTGGATATAAGCGCTATGATAGCAGGTACAAAGTATCGAGGAGAGTTTGAGGAGAGGTTTAAATCCCTTATAGCTGAAGTAGAGAAAGAATCTAACATCATTTTGTTTTTTGATGAAATACACACTATAATTGGAGCTGGCAACTCTGAAGGTGCGGTGGACGCATCTAATATGTTAAAACCAGCTTTAGCAAGAGGTGATATAAAATGTATCGGCGCAACCACATCTCAAGAATACAAAAAGTTTTTTGAGAAAGATACCGCCATGAAAAGAAGGTTCGACAAGATAATGGTAGAAGAACCCTCTAAAGCTGATACTAAAAAAATAGTAATGAATGCTTTATCTTATTATGAGGATTTTCATCACGTTAAGTATTCTGAATCAGACATCGATACAATTATTGATTTATGTGAAAAGTTTTTAAGCAACAAAAAGTTTCCAGATAAAGCTTTTGACATTATAGATCAGTTAGGAGCTAGAACAAAAATCAAATACAATGAAGTTCCCTCTAGTGTAGAGCAAGTAAGAACTTCTTTTTGTGAATTCTTGATGGGGACATCTGAAGAAGACAAAATAGACGAAGAAAAATTCACAAGTCTTCTAAAAGATTATTTAGAGGTCATGGCGAGATATGGAGCTAAAAAAGGGCGCAAACAAAAAATAAGACAGAAAGATATTTTGTCCGTCTTTAAAGAAAAAACAGGTTTATCAGTTAAAACCATAGCTAAAAATACCTCTTCTTTTAATCAGTTCTATAATCAAATGAATGGCGAAATTTTCGGGCAAGAAGAAAATATAAAAATTATACACAATGCTCTTTCATGCGTAAAAGCTGGTCTAAATGACCCCTGTAAACCTTTAAGTAACTTTTTATTTGTGGGTTCCACAAGTGTCGGTAAAACTTTCACTGCTAAGAAAATTGCTAAATATTTTTTCGGCAACGAGAGGGCTTTTTTACAACTAAATATGAGTGAATACCAAGATAAAACTGGTATTTCAAAGCTAATGGGGGCAAATGCAGGTTATGTCGGTTATGAAGAGGGAGGGTTATTGACAGAATATGTCAGGAATAATCCCAACTGTGTTGTTTTGTTTGATGAAGTGGAAAAATGTGAGCCTAAAGTTTTAGACATTCTTTTGCATATTTTAGATGAAGGATATGCTACAGATAACTTAAATAGAAAGATAGATTTTTCTAAAACAGTGATAGTTATGACTTCTAATGTGGGTCACAAAGAGAAAACAAAGAGAAGTATGGGTTTTATTCAAGACGCTGAAAGCGACACGGATGTTTATAAAAAATCTTTAAAAAAATATTTTAGGCCAGAGCTTTTAGCTAGAGTTGATGAAGTAGTAGTTTTTAACGAGTTAGGGGAAAAAGAACTTTTGAAAATAATTAAAACAGAACTTATAGCAATAAAGGAAAGACTACAAGATAGAAACATCGAAATATCTTTTACCAAAAGCGTGGAAAATTATATTTTAAATAAAATTAAACTAGAAAAAAATCACGCTAGACAAATAAAAAGCGCAGTTAAAGTTTTGATTCAAGTCCCGATATCAAACTATATTGTTAAAAATAGAGGAATTGATAAAATTTCTATAAATGTAGTTGACAAATCACTCCAGTTCGCATAAGATAACGACATGAACAAAGTCAATACGCGAGTCATGAGGGCTATTCGTAACTCCAAAGGAAGGTTTTTTGGTCTATATACTTCTCAAGGAGAGTCCCTTAATGCTCAATTAATGAAAGAGACCGACAGCTACGTGCAAGTTTATGATAGGAATTCTAAAAAATCACGCACTTTTGCAAAAACTAGTGTGTGTGGCGTTAGAATTGCAGAAAAGAATTTTGGCAAGGTGTTTTAGTCTTGTTAAATAATAGTCGCCTCAAATATTGAGGTGGTTTTGCTCATTGATAAACCCTCCCTTGAAAAAGGGGGGGTTTATTTTATTATAATTCATGAAGCTTTCTTCTCTTTTTAAAGGTAAAGTTTACGCTTTCCCTCAAACTCAAAATCAAAGCCAAGATTTAGCTTTTGCTGAAAAAGTTATCGGAGAAATTGCCCCCGATTTGGATGTTAGTGCGATTTCGATAGGAAAGATACAAGATAATTATGATGTGTTTTTGCTAAAAGATAAAAATAAAAGTGAATATAGATTAAAAATTTCTTTAGATGATTCAGATGGAATATTAAAAAAAGAAGCTAGCATGATAAAAAATTGCTCTTCATATGCGGTGCCTAAATTTAAAAGTTATGGTCAACTCAAGGTCGGAGAAGAAATTTCTTATTTACTCACCTCGACACCTCCTTGCGAGAGCATCAGGAATTATGGCAGATCTTGCTTAGTAGAAAATTTGGATTCATTTTTCGAAAGTTATTTTGATTTCCAAAATACAAAACCAGTAAAACCCACTTATAATAGCTCTTTAAAAAAGTTTTTGTTAAATTTAGATCCTTCTAGTTATCTACCCAAAGATTCCTTGGACGCTTTTAAGAATTACACAGACTATGCTCTATGCCGTGAATTTATGAGCCATTTAAAAGAGCAAATCGTTTCATTATCAAACAATATCGAACTCCCTTACAGATTTAAGTGTCATGGTAAATTATCTTTAGATAATATATTTTTTGATAAAACAAACTTTTATTTTGATGATTTTGAGTGTGTTTTTATGGGTCACCCCTACATTGATTTTACTGATATATTACTAGAGTTAGGAATTTCAGAGGATATCCAATATAAACTTTTTTCTCAATTTTGTAGATATGGGAAAATTTCTGAAGATAGAGAGTTTTTCAAAAAATTGTATGAGATACAGTTAAGAAAAAAATTAGGAGATTTAATCTCTCAATATATAAAAGAAATTTATATTTATGATTCTTACAGGTACGACAATATCTTAAATATAGCTGATATTTTTTCGCATTGTTACGAAAGGTTTTGTAAGATAGAAATCTTTAATAAAAATAGAGATTTTATCATGAAAACGATCTGCGAGCCTATTTTTGGTGTAAAAGCTTAAGTATGCCACTACCATCACCTAGAGACGGAGAAAAAAAATCCAAATTTATGAGTCGCTGTATGGTTGATCTCACGGCTAAAAATGAATTTAAAGATGTTAAACAAAGGGCTGCTGTGTGCGCTTCACAGTTTGATAAAGCTGAAAGCAAAGCGTCTATTATCGTGACAAACCCTTGGGATGAAACACAAAACTTTATGTTTTTTAGTAATTCAGCAAAAGATGCAGATAAGCATTACTTCGAAACAAAAGAAGAAGCTTTAAAAGATGCCAAAAAACTAGGTTTGAAAGGTTTTCATAGCCACAAAACAGACACTGGTAAAACTCTATACATGGCTGGGCCGAATCATGAGGCATTTATGAAACGCCATGAGGAAATTCTAAAAGAAAAAGAATCAGACAGTAGTCTTTGGGAAAACATCAGGAAAAAGAGGGAAAGAATTAAAAGCGGCTCTGGTGAAAAAATGCGTAAAAAAGGCGACAAAGGCGCTCCTACTCCTGAACAAATTAAAAAAGCAAAAAATTAATTTATGTAGAAAAAAAGCCTTAGTTGCTTAGTATTCTACATGATTGTTCAGTATTATAAACCTAATTCAAAGAATACAGGTTGTGCTTTTAGTTTTGATATCGGAGCTAATAATAAAAACCAAGAGCCATGTGTTTACATTCGGGCTGTAAAGCAACATTCTTGGAACGATAAAACTCGTACAGGCTCTTTTTCTGAAAATGCTAAAGATCCTGACAAATCCATTTCCATTAAGTTAAATGAAAACGAGATTGGTGGTTTTATTCATGCTGTAGAAAAATACACAGAGTTTTCAGCTTTTCATTCTTACGAAGACAATAAAACTTCAATTTCTTTTAAACCTTATAAAAAGAAAGACGGCAGCGCCGCATTTTCTTTTGGCGTAACTCGTAATTCAGCTAATAAATTTGGTATAGGTGTCGAAATGTCAGAGGCTTATAATCTCCTAGAGTTTTGTAAATTTTATCTCCAAGAGCTTTATATTCATAGGCTCACAAAGAACAACAATTTGAGAGATAAATGAGTAAAAAAAAGACTGTATTAATACATTCTAATTTTTGCCGAGCTTATACAGGTTTTGGCAAAAACAAAAAAAATATTCTTCGATATCTCTACGAGACTGGCAAATACAATATTGTTGAATTAGCTAACGGTGTTGGATGGGAAGATCCCGCTACAAAACTTCTTCCTTGGGAATGCAGGGGATCAATGCCTCCACCCAATGAAATGCAAGGACTAAACCCTGAACAGCAAAGAGCTGAAGGTTATGGTCTTAAATTAGTAGATAAAGCTATAAAAGAATTCAAGCCAGATGTTTACATTGGTATGGAAGACATTTGGGCGTTCAACACTTTTCATACTAAACCTTGGTGGAATAAAGTAAATACAATGATTTGGACTACTTTAGACAGTTTGCCTATTTTACCGCAAGCTATAGAGTATGCTCCTAAAATCAAACATTATTATGTTTGGGCTTCTTTCGCTGAAAAAGCAATGAAAGAAATGGGTTATTATAATGTAAAAACCCTTCGCGGATCTTTGGACACCAATAAATTCTTTAGACTTAGTGATGAAAAAAGAAAAGCTATAAGAGAAAAATTTAATTTGTCTGACGAATATATTGTTGGCTTTGTTTTTAGAAATCAATTAAGAAAAAGTGTTCCTAATATTTTAGAGGGTTTCAAGATATTTAAACAAAAAAACCCCAAGGCAAAACTTCTATTGCATACCCATTGGTCAGAGGGTTGGGATATCCCGCGATTAATGAAGGAGAAACAAATTAATCCAGAAGATGTGCTAACTACTTATGTTTGTAACAAATGTGGGATATATCACATTTCTCCTTTTAAGGGCCAAGAGCATACATGCGTCTCTTGCGGTAGTCAAAGGTCAGTAAACACGACTAATACAGGCAGAGGCGTAACTGATGCTCAATTAAATGAAATTTATAATTTGATGGATGTATATTGTCACCCGTTTACTAGTGGCGGTCAAGAGATTCCAATTCAAGAAGCTAAACTTACAGAGTTAATTACTCTTGTGACTAATTATTCTTGTGGAGAAGACAGTTGTTCTCCAGAATCTGGAGGTTTACCTTTAGAGTGGAGCGAATACAGAGAACCTGGGACTCAATTCATCAAAGCATCTACTTTTGCTGATGATATAGCTAAAAAATTAGAGCTTGTCCAATCTATGGATAAAGAAGAAAGGGTAGCTAGAGAGAAGAAATCTAGGCAGTGGGTTATAGATAATTTCAGCGTCGAAGTTATTGGCAAACAGCTAGAGGATATAATAGATAATATGCCTCCTGTTGATTATGATTTTGAGTCGAAAGGTTTAGATTACAATCCTGATTACGAACCCAAGGAAAATTATGTTTCTCATCAAGAGTTCCTTATAGATATATATAAAAATATTTTATGTGATGACGTTGACGAAAACTCTCAAGGTTTTAAACACTGGATGACTCAACTACAAGCTGGCAAAACTCCTGTTGACATAGTTAATTATTTCAAAAACGTAGCTATCCAAGAAAAACAAAAGATTGAATTGCCTGATTTAGAGCAACTTTTATCTAAAGAGTCAGGCTCAAAAAAGATAGCTATTGTCATACCGCATAGTGATGTGGATGTTTTTCTTATTAACGCTCTTTTAAAAAACTTAAAGTCGCAGTATAAAAAACACAACTTGTATATTTTTACACAACCTCAATTTTACCCTTTTATTGATGATAATCCCGCTGTTCATAAATTGTTACCTTATAGTCCAATTATCGAAAATCAGCTAACTATGGAGGGGGTATCGGATCATGAGGGGTTTTTTGAAATGGTTTTTTATCCACACACTACAACACAGAAATCTATTTCTTATCTACACAATGGTGTAAATAAACATCAATTCTCTTTAAGATAATGTCTCATTTAATTGAAGAATACGCTAAAAATTTAGGAGTAAAAATATCTTCTCCAGTTTTAAAAGATCACTACTTTCCTGTTTTATTTGATAAATATATAACTATTCATCAACCCTCTGATATGCCGTCTAAAACCTATTCTCATTACGATGTGGTTATTAGTCTTTTGAAGCCGTTTTTAGAGAGAGCTAAAATAAAGATCGTGCAACTGGGAGGTAATAAAAAAATAGAGGGCGTAGATTCAGCTTTGGATATTTCATTCAAGCAGCAAGCTTTTGTATTATCAAACTCTTTGGCTCACTTAGGTTGCGATAGTTCTTTGGCGCAGTTATCTAGCCATAAAAAAATTCCAACAGTCACACTATGTGGTAACGCTTTTGCTTCTAATGTTAAACCTGTTTTTTCTAGTGGCTCGTTAAACACCACACTAGAACCAGAGTGGGACAAAAAACCCTGTTTTAATAGTGAAGATCCTAAAAAACAAATAGATACAATTAAACCTGAACTAATAGCTGAATCAGTTTTAAAATATCTTAAAATAGAAAAAGAAAAAATTAGGTTTACAACAAAATATATAGGTCCATCTTTCCTTTCTCCTGTGGTGGAGGTTATCCCAACTTCATTTGTCCCTTTAAGACTTTTGCCAGAGCAAAGACTAATGGTTCGCTGTGACTATGGCTGCAACGAAGATGCTTTTTTAGAATATTGTTTTAAATACCCAGTGATGATCTCTTCGAAAGATCTGATCCAACCTCATGGTCTAAAAAAAATTGCTCATAATTTAAGTAATTTTTATTTGTTCATAGATGAAAAATGGGACACGATACCCGACAATTATTTTAATATACTTAAAAATATGAACATTAATTTAAGTATGATTGTAAAAAAAGAAAAATATTTAAACGATATTAGGAATAAATACTTTGATATACCTGTTAGTCTTTATTCTGACTCAACAAAAGCTCCATGTAATTTTAGTGAAGACGCTAGATTTATGTCTTCTTTAAGGCTAATTGAGGGAGGTAAAGAATATTTAAGTTACGCTCACTGGAAAAAAGGACTTGACAGTAATAATAAAGTATTAGATACTCCTGAATATTGGAACGAATCAGATCATTTCTACATTTATGAGCGCGACTAAAACTACTAAAAAGAAGACTGCTAAAAAATTCTATGGACCCGATGCCTACAAGCGTAATGAGCATGGCTTGTTAGAGAATGTTGACTACGAGTTTAATGAGGACGGCACAGTAAACTGGAGAGCTATGATTAAGCCAGAGTTCCTTTATCCAAACAAGGGCTGGTTTGATGTCCGTAATAAACCTGTTCCTACGTCTACAGAAGGCTTAGATGATAAACAGCTTCTGATTATGCTTGGAGGAATTAAAGAATTGGCTAAAATGCGCGGGTATTCTACTGTGGCTTTTGATGTGGTTCATTCTTCAGATGGTTATGTCACCGCTAAATGCACAATTAGTTGGAATAAAAACTACGAAACACAGGACGAAGTTGTTTATCAAGACTACGCAAATGCCACCCTTGCAAATACAGATAACTTCTGTGCTAAATTCTTGGAAACAATCGCTTGTAATCGCGCCTTTGTCCGTTGTGTTCGTAATTATCTTAATATCCACATTGTCGGAGCAGATGAGATTGACAAGTCTCAAGGCTCTGGCCAAGCTGTAGAGGCTGATGCTATTGCGACTCCTATCACCCCCGTAGACCTCCTCGAAAAGACTCTTAGGGAAAAGCATGGGGTTGACTCTTTTGAGTCTTGTAAGAAGGTTTTAAGAGACTTATGGAAGGATGACAAATACCGTAATGAATCGGCAGCGGAATGGGATTCGTTCGCAGACATTCCAGCCAAAGAAGCTCGAAAGCTCATTGTCGCTCTAAATAAATGATTAAGCGCATTTTAGATCCTAAAGAATTTAAAAAGCTTTTGGATGAGATCTTTGATTTATTTGATATGGAAAATGAAGAGCAAGGACACGCTCTTTTAAAACACAATAAAGAATATATTTTTAATGCTTTCTCCGATAAGTCTATCCTAGCGTGGGATTTTTTTGTTTGGGGTAACTTAAATAATGAAAATAAATTTGATGCCGTTATCGCATTTTTAAATAATAAAAATGAGAAGTTCGGTGAGGAAATTTTTGCGGAATATATTTGGCTTTCTAAAAATCCTAGAGTTGGCCAAAGACTGTTAGGAACAGCCATGAAATTTGCTAGAGAAAAAGAATTTAAATACGTTATGATGAGCTGTGTGGCAGCTCACCCCAAAGCCCGTAAAGTAGCTAATTTCTATGAAAAAATGGGCTTTATAAAAGATTCTGAAACTTACATCGCTAAACTATGAACCAAAGAGTAGCTAAAAAACTTAGAAAAATCTGTAACCCTATTGACCCTGTATCAAAAAGGGTTTATCGTAGGCTGAAGAGGCAATACACTAGATTACCACACCATGCAAAAAGAGACTTCATCGAACTCCTTGAATCAACCTTCGCCCAAATCAACTTGGACAAAGAACAAAGTCGGATCGTTTTGGATAAAAAACAAGAGTAATGGTAGACAATACTTATCTGGAGAGATAATTATCGACGGCAAAAAGGTTCCCTGCTTGATGTTCAAAAATGATTACCAAGAAGGAAACACTCCTCATTTCCACATTTATTCCGTGGGTGAGTAATTAAAACTCTGTAGGTGGATCAGGGTCTGGTGGAGGTGTAGTAGCCCAAGTTCTTAAAGCTGGGATAGCCGCAATAATCGCATCCATAGCTGCTTTGACTTCAGGGACTTCATCAATACACTGCCAAAAGGGTTTTCTTCCGTTGACACGATTTGGGACGTTGACATACTCAACCCCCTCATTGTCAGCAGTTACTAATACTTTTTCGTTCTCCCCATCGTATGGCAACATTTCTATATTAATACTTCCCTCTGTAGGGGCAGCTTCAGAAGTGTTCGGGGCGTAAATATTAATACTCCTTAACCATACAGAGTCATATGTTTGTTCTGGCGTGGCTGGAACCACAAAAGGCTCATCTCTAGGAATAGGATCTCCCAAAATCTCTTCAGGATCTTCAATTGGTGTATCGTCGGTTGGCATGATTTTATATTATTATATAATTTATTACACTATTTTATACAAAAAATGATTTTAAATGTGGGACTCTTAGTTTAGGCACAACTAAAGGCTTTATTTCAGTGGCTTCGTAACAATTTCTACAAAAGCTAACATCTTCGAAACTAAGGTCATTTAGATCAAATGTGCCTCCTTTTTTGTCATCGCACCCCTCAATTGATACTTTATTTAAAGGGAAGTAAGGATACTTCATTTGTTCTAATACAGATCTATGCATTCTTACAAACCCAAATCCACACCAATCAACTTCGACTAGCTTATTTGGGTCTTCCTCCGCGAGTTTATCGAGCCATTTCACAGAGGTAAATGGCATGTGATAATTTTGCCTAAAGTAATCTTCATCCCAATTACCAACCATTGCTTTGTCAGAGTAATCAGATCTATACCAGCCACATAAAAACTTTTTATCTTTTGGGAGTGACATCATATATTCCACTTGTTCTATTGTGAAATCAACATCAGAATCAATCCAAAACAACCATTCGGCATCTGGTGGCGAAGTGTCTACAAACCCTTTCCCACCAGTCGCTAAATAATTTCTAGCGAAGTTAAGAAACAATCCATTTATAGTTAAAATGGCAGAATTATTTCTATCGCACCAAGATTGTAATTGAAGATATTTGTTGATTAATTTGCCTTGAACACCTCTGTGATCAATTGGCACTAGAAAAATACAATTGAGCATATATAATTATATCAAAACACAGATTTTTTAAACAATGAAAACAATTGAATTTACAGACGGAGAAATTTCTGCATTATTGCAACTTATTGATATCGCAATTAAAGCTGGGGGCTTGAATGTAGCTCAAGCTGGCGCTACTTTAGCGGCTAAAGTATCAGGTCAACCTACAGGACCGCAAGAGGTAGAAAGTTCTCCAATGTTTGCTGAACCCGCTGAATTAGAGAATGCTCCTGAAGAAGAAGCTGATTAATCTGCGTATTGCGGTTTAATAATTTCTGTTTCTAGCTTGTCTATGTCTTTACGTTCTCCGTAAACGACATAAAAATAATTCAAAGGTTCATCTGTATTTGAACCAACCGTGACCTCTCCGTTCTCTGCGATAGAGTCAACGTAGATATTTTGGTTGGCTCCTATTGCTGTGAGTTCTACAGTCATAGTGTCTAGATCCACTAAACCCTCCCAATAATCTGGCATTTTAATTACATTTAAATTACTCTTGCCCCTAAAATATACTGCGTGTTCTGGACCCTCTATACAAGAATGCATTAACTGTTTGCCTTCTTTAGTTGGGTGATCAATTAAAAACGATTTATAAGATCCAACAATAGAGCCATTTACTTGTAGCGCGTAAGATGCACTGGTTGTTCCAATTCCTACGTTACCTTGAATAATAGCCCCGTTAGATGGGGCAGAGTTTCCAACATAGCTCGCTCCAATAGCTACTCCTCCACCTACATCTAGCTTGTTTGCTGGATTATCTGTTCCTATGCCAACATTACTATTAGATCCTTTAACAAAAACAACAGCACTATTGTTTACGTTCATGCTAACATTCATGCCAGCTTTAGCATTGATAGCTGTAGATCCAGCAGGGCTTTGCTTTAAAGCATAACTTGTCGAAGTAGCATTATCATAATGAGATAAATATAAATAGTCGGTTACATGAGATCCAAACCTTGCTCTACCCAAGAAAACATTTTGATCGGTATCAGCTTCAACATCTAGCAATCCTTGTGGTGTGTTTGAGCCTATACCAACACTACCATCTTTTGTAAACCTTACTTTTTCAGAGCCTTCAAAAAAGAAACCTAAATCACCATCATTTGTTCCCTGTCTAATACCAGCTATATGAATATCTGCGTCACCATTCCGCAGTTGAATGATAGACATCGTATCAGCAGTCGAACTGGTGTTTTCTATCAACAGTCCTTCACTGCCCCAAGATCCACCTCCACCTCCAGCAAAACTTGTATCAGTATTTGAAAACTCTAAATGAAGCTTTTGCGCTGGAGTTGCTGTCCCTATTCCAACATCGCCACCATTAATGTAGCTGGCTCCATTATTTAATAATTTTATATTCCCTCCAACTTGTAAATTAGCGGCAGTAGATCCTGCGTCACCTATTCTTAAAGAAGGAGAATCCGAAGAATTCGGAAGTATTCGGATCATTTCGGACTTATCACTTGGAACACCTCCATGATATGTTCCAAAGTAAGTCGAAGTTCCTTCGCAAAGCATATAGTTTGCAGAACCATCTAACTGACTCCTGTATAATATAATAGGATTAAGGTCTGTAGAGGCTGCATTTGGACGCAGTTGCAACATAGGTGCGCCAGCAGAGTCTTGGACTTCAAGTTTAGTAACGGGATTAGTTGTTCCAATGCCAACATCTCCTCCGTCTTCGATAACCAAAGCGCTTGCGTTATTACCTACAATAGTTTTTGAGCTAGAACGGTAAATTATATTTGCGCTGTTTGCAGAGTTATTATAAGTGTCTGCTTGAATCCTAGATGTAACGCTTGATCTAATTACTCCTGCAACATCCAGTTTCTGCACTGGACTAGCGCTACCTATACCAACGCTTCCGTCTTTTGCGATATGTAATCTATTATTAGATCCACTTGTATAGAAATCATATGTTCCAACAGAAGAGCTAGCGCTTCCTGCGTAAAATCTAAAACCATTAATTAAACTGGTTCCTGCACTACCAAGATCTATGTAATTACTATTAGCTGTAATTAGAGGTCTTGCATAATTAGTAGAGAAAGCACCAAGCAATCCTCTACCATCAGTATCCATGAATATAGCGCCAGCCTGACTATCTGTTCCAGCCCAACTAGCATCACCTTTGACTTGCATACTCCCTTCAACATCAAGTTTTGCATCTGGAGTAGCTGTGCCTATACCAACATCACCGCCCTTTAAATAACTATCTCCATTAGAATCAAGTAAAACATTTGTTACTCCTCCAGCATTGTTTGCATAGAGTCTACCAGCATCACTGGAATTAGTAATTCCAGCAACTTGAACATATGAACTATTATAGCTAACTATTGTGCCTTTTACAGAGAGTGCTTGATGCGGGGCAGTTGTTCCTATCCCAACTTTACCTGCAATGGGTGCTATAACGATGTCTTTCCAACCTGCACCAAAATCAGAAGCCGAAATACTTCCTACGTCCCAAGTAGGCTCATAGCCTAATCTTAGATTTTTAGTCGCATCTCCAGAGTCTGATATTGCTAAAGTAGAAGGAACGGTTGGGCTTTCTACAAGCATTCTGCCATTAATGTGAGTAAACCCATTAACACTGTTTGTTCCAATACCGACTCTTTGTGAGCTATCTATTCTAACTGCTTCAGTTCCATCAGTGTAAAAACGCATAGCGTTTGCACTGTTTTGTAGATAAATAACTTCTGATGTAAATGCTGTATTATTTGTTATTGATCCTCCGTTTGTATCTCCTTGAATGATAAGACCAGCGTGAGAACTGTCTGAATCTTTAAACCTAGCTAAAGTGCCACCATCGGAATTAATGACATCTAATTGGTAAGCAGGATTATTTGTTCCTATTCCTACATTGCCACCATTCTCTAAAACTAATTGTGAACTAGTCCCATTACTAAATAAAGTTAAATTATTATCAGTGGTAGTTCTAATGCTGTTTTGATCTATGCGAAGACTTTGAGATCCCGCTGCGTTATTTATTGTTAATACGCCATCACTAGAAGCTCCATTAATACTTGCGTTTCCTACAACATGAAGACTCGCTGTGGGGTTAGTAGTATTTATACCTATCTCTCTATCTGATCCCCGCATAAAGAGGGCGGGTGTGGCATTATTACCATAAAGATAAAAGTCTGTATCTTCATTGTCAGAATTAAGCTTTATTGTGTTTTGTGTTGTCTCTGTAGCCCTGAAGAAAGTAGCTCCTCCAACATTGATCATGAAGTCATCATTAACAAACTTAATGTTAGTGTCTTCATCTCCTTGATGGTAGAGATATTGCGCGAAAGCGGCATCTCCATTTACATCTAGCAACTGCGATGGACTAGTTGTCCCTATACCAACTCTTTGTGAACTATCTATAGTTATTGTTCTAGTTGACTCCCTATATATGCCTATTGCATCATTATAAACATTATTTGTGATTCCACCGATGTGAACTTCATTGGGTGTATCAGCAAAACTAAAATGAGCGCCATATGCTGCATTTGAAGGATCGTTTATTCTTAAACCTCCTGTGCTACCAATGGCGTTACCTCCTATAGTAAGGGCATATACAGGATTATCGGTTCCTATGCCAACATAACCTTCAGAGGTTATTCTAAATACTTCTGCCGAGCCAAGCCCGTGTTCATAAATAGTAAAATCACAATTAACGCCATCTGCTACGGTTCTGAACGCGAATCCCCTGTTCGGATAAGATCCATTCTTTAATCCTAAAAATATATTATCAGTATTACTATTAGCGAAACTACTTAACTTTCCATAAACACTTTGGCTTCCGTTTGATCCTACTGTGTATTGGTCGATTTCAACTCTTTGATTACCAAAATCAAATTGTGTTAACGTGTGATCTATATTAGCTCCATCTGAAGTGCTAAATCCTACTATATTTAAACTGCCTCCTTCGTAAGCACCTAAATATGGGTTATTAGCTTGACCTCTTGCTATCAAACCCCAGTTCGACCCATTGTTTAATCTTAACCTACCTTCACTAGCATTAGAATCTAAAAGAACATGAGTAGAATCAGAATTTGAATCACGGACACGGATTTGAGTTTTTACATCTAGATATGATTGTGGATTATCTGTTCCTATACCGACACTACCGCCATTAAACCAACTGCTACCTGCCGAATCAATTCTAACCGTTTCTGTTGTAGTGGAAAACAAAGAGAATAAACCTTTATCTAAATCAGCAGATGTTCCTCTTGGCTGTATACGGGCTATTTTGTAATCATTAGAATGTAAAAATATATCTGCTCCATCTCCCCCAACATCCAAAACTCCTGATGGACCTGTAGTCCCTATACCCACTTTACCATCAGACTTAACAGTAACATCTACAGTATTGTAGTGCATTAATTTGAGATCTGCACTTTGACCAGCGGATAACTTTAACTCTGTCCCGTTACCAAAATACTGTGCTTCAAGGTGCTTAATATAACCAATGCCATTAGTTACATAAAGGCTACCATTAGCTACCTGTAAACCTATGCCAGCATTTACTGAAGTAGTTCCTATACCAACATCACCGTCTCTTGTTATACGCATGGACTCACTAAAGTCTCCTGGGCCATCCGTCCCTTGAGTATAAAATGCTAATCCTAAGTGATCTTGATCGGTGTTTTCCGCTACTGCTGTTATCATAGCTCGACGGCGAGTTGACCCACCCATCCAACTGATTCCACCGTAAGTTGCTTCGTCAACTCCTCCATGACCATAAAGCACAATACTATCTTGCCCAGTGGCATTCATAGTCGCAGTGCCATCGCCATCTGAAGTCGTGTTGGTATTGTAAACGTGTAATGTGCCTGTAGGATTATTAGTGCCTATGCCTACATTGCCAGCGGTATCCATTGTGATACCATCGTTAGTGCTAGAGTGTATCTTTAATTTATCAGTAGAATTATCATATTTGAAGAAGAAATCTGCTCCATTGCCCAGTGATAATTGACCAGCATCATAAATTCTGAACTGATCGTCCGTATAAACAAATGTCCCAGCAGCAAGTTGAAGGTAATTTTCTGCGCTTAACTTAAGGTAACCATCAGCACCATTTGTGCTTTGTGAAAGTTCTGTATGACCATTACTTTTTACAAAAAGTTTTGCAAAAGAAGATGAATGGTCATCATATCCATTTATTCTAATACCATTGCTATCAGCAGTTTGATTAATGGTAAGAGTATCAGTAGGACTATTTGATCCTATACCGACATTGCCATTACTATGAAGCCTCATGACTTCTGTATTATTCTGCCCCAAAACTAATGGTCCATCATAATAGTTTATAATACTAGCTGTATCTGTGTTTGAATTATTATAAATTAATAATCCCTGACTTGCCCCCGCATTAGATGTGACTGTAAGTCCATCTGTAGTAGAACCATCAATTCTTACTTGTCCTGCTACCTGAAGAGTATCAGCAGGAGAAGTGGTTCCTATTCCTATCTTGCCATTGTTATCAATCCGCATCCTTTCGGTTCTGTCAGTAACAAAACCTATTTCATTTGTAGCGGGGGAATAGAAGCCTACCTCATCAGCATTTTCATCTCTTAAATTAATAGCTAAATTTGTTGGCGCTTGGTTTGCTATATCGCATACAAGACGAATACCACTTAATGTAAAATCATTAGTGTCTAATTCTAAATACCCATCATTTCCTGATTGCTGAATTCTAAAGTTATTACTATTTGTTGCGTAAAGGCCATATTCTTGAGTGGCATAGTAATTGTTTAAAGTCAAAATAGAAGAGCTTACATTAGCATAATCTGAAGTGTTTGCTCTTTGTGTTCGCACTCTTACATAACCTTTATTGAGTCCTTGAAATAAAACGTGACCACCACTTGTATTAAGGATGCCGTCTGGACTACTTGTCCCTATACCAACATTACCACCTGCTGACATATCAATGGTCATGGCTGTGATATTCGCACCACCGTCAACTCCTTTAAACTCTAAATCAGCATCACTGACAGATGATTTAATAACAAAGTTTGAACTACTAATGTCCTTACTTATCTGTCCTATCTGGGTGCCACCATCTTTAATTAAGATATCACCACCATCGGCATCAAGAATAATATCTCCTGCTGAATCGATTTCAAAGTCACCTGCGGCGACATTAATTTCACCTTTAGCACTATTATGAGAGATCTGCATATTATTAGCATCACCAAACTGTAATTGAGCTGAATCACTATCTAAATGAATGCTATTAGTCGTAGTCGCTCCCCTATCAGTAACAGTTTGAAGAGTATCTCCTTCTGACGCACTACTTCCAGTAATAACAGGATTACCATTAATAGTTATTGCTGTTTCGAAGTTACCGCTTGTGCCGTGTATTGTTCCATTAACGTCGAGTTTATAAGAGGGACTGCTTGATCCAATACCAACACTACCATTTTTATCTATGGTAGTCGCGAAGTAATTATTTGCGGCATTTTTAGTAATAAATCGTATTTTTGTGCCAGCACCATTTCCTACGTTTGAGACAAAATCAGCGTAACGTGCATACTCATTTCCTCCTCCAGCTTCGGCATAGTAGTGATTTAATATTAAACCTGCTGGGTCTCCACCATGTGTGTAAGTTCTTATCGCTGCACTAGTACCTTCAGTGTCGGCAACAACAAATTGATTACCAGCGTTGCTATTATCTCTAGAGACATCAAGAAAAGCATCAGGATCAGTTATTCCTATCCCGACTTTACCGTCTGCTGTAAATCTCGCTACTTCAGTTGCAGCAGCATTTCCACTTGTAGTAATTCTTACATAATCACCAGCTATCTTTAATGGGTGAGGAGACGCAGTATCTGGATCAGAGGCTAATATTCTACCTTCATTCCCAACAGAGGGAGTTATAGTTATAGCATCATTATTTCCTGGATATCTAATTTTTAAAGCTCCGTTATCTATCCTCGCCGCAGTTCCTCCATCCCCATAAACATGAAGGGCTGATAGAGGAGCAGTCATCCCCACACCAAGATTACCACCAGTAATAAAACTATTACCACCAGTGGCATCTAGTCTTATGGGCGCTGTAGCAGACCCAATAGCTGCTCCACTTGGAGAATTATTATTGAATTCTATTACGCCTGACTGTGGGCTAATTACAATATTAGACATCGTATTTTATTACACTTTTAATGGTTCCACCTCTAGTTTATCTATATCTTTGCGTTCTCCGTAGACTACATAATCAAAAGAACCCTCAACTCCTCCTATTTTTATTAGTTTATTTGATTTTTTAATTATAAATAAGTCTTGTTTTTTGCCAATCGGTGTTAAAACAACAGTTATAGATTCATCATGCACAAGCTCTGACCAGTATTCTGGAAGCTCTATTGTTTCTTCATCTGTTGTCCCTCTGACGTAAACTCCGTTTTCTGGTCCCTCTAAAGAGCCGTATTGAAGTTTTTTGTTTTCTTTGGTTGGGTGGTCGATTAAGAAGGACTTGCTGGTAGCAGAGAAATGACCGACAACATCGAGAGCATTACTTGGTGATGAGGTTCCAATACCGACATTACCCACGGTCGTAATCCTAAAGACTTCGGTGCCTTCTGTCTCAATAGCAAGTTGATTATTGTTTATAATGTCCCAATCAGAACCCCCTCTTCTTAAATGTAACCTTGCTTCGTGAGTCCCAGCATCTTCATGTATGCATAACTCTGCGTCAGCGCCGTTCTTGTAAATTTCTACATCTCCTTGAGTTATAGTTGCGGTTCCTATGCCTACTTTGCCCTCTGTGATAACCATATCAACAGTGCCAGCCTCATCTACTCCGTTTCTGGCAAATGTTATAGTATCATTAGATCCACCATTATCTGAATCATAATTGATAAACAGAGAACCTTTTGCGTTTATAGCAGAAGTATTAGAACCTAAGAAATCAATTTGTTGTCTTGAAGCTCCTCTATTAGTTATTTCAACTCCATCTGTCCCATCCCAGAATTTTGCGATACTATTAGTCCCATAGGCAACTGTTCCAACTTCAAATTTAGAAGTCGGGCTGGTTGTTCCAACACCAACTTTTCCGTAAGAGGGGTTTAATAATAAGGTATAATTAGTGTTGCTACCAGTATGCCGAGATTCAATGTAAGAAGCACTTGATGTTCTATCTACACCCATCTCTAATGCCATCGCTCCATTTGCGCTGTCGGTCACAATCAAACCGCTTGGATTGGTCTGACCGCGAGTCATAGGGGTATCTACAACAAGTTTTGTTATAGGTGCGTTTGTTCCGATACCAACATTACCATCTGCGTCGATTCTCATTCTTTCATTAGAATCACCGACATTAGGTGTTTGAAATCTTATTGTAGTAGCACCTGCTGCAAAATCTGTAGCACCAGCATTAATTTCAAATCGTGATTGTCTACCTGCTGCCGCAGTGGACCCCCAAGAATTTATCCAAGCTTGGTATTCCGAATTATGTAATCCTATCGTCGGGCCAACAGTATCGTTTTTACGAACTGTCAAGATAACATCAGGATTAGTTGTTCCTATGCCAACATATTTAGTAGAATCTTGGATTGTAACTGCGGCAGCGGCATCTCCTGCACTCGCTGTGCCATCAACTATTCTTAGATCATTATATCCATATTGGCCAATAAACCAATTAGTATTAAGATCAATACCATTGTAGGTTGGAGTAGCTGAATTTGTTCTAAAGTAAGCTCCAGCGGTTTGGCTTGTAACTTTAATACTTGCATCGTTACGCTCTCTAACTGCATTTATAACATCAGCATTTCCAGATCCAAAAACGTAAAGATCGGCAGCGGGTGTGGTGGCCGCGCTACCGCTTATAATTGTTCCATTCGCTACTTCTATAGATGTTGTTGTTTCGTTACCATTGTCGCAAACATCTTGCAGTGTTTGAGTCTCCGCAGGAGAGTCACCAGAGAGAAGATAAGGTGTGCCGTCATTCGTAATTCTATTACCAACTCCAGTTCCTAAGACATCTCCAGAAACACTTACTCCAGAGGCGACAAAGGTTCCGTCTCTATTGAACTCATATCTATGAGTGCTAGCAACAGCATCACGAACATCTAAGTAAGCACCTCCCAGATGATCGCTGTCAGCCAAACAACCCATGCTAACCACAGGGATGCTTGTGGCGGCATTCATGCCAGCTTCTATGAATGCACCAGTAGATCTTACATATACGCTAGCATTATCTTTTGTTGTTTTGCCTAATTCTAATACTTGTCTCTGGTTAACAGTGCCATCGTTATAGAGTTCAAAGTTTCTACCGTGACCAACTCTAGCTTTCCAGTGTGTCCAAGTCCCGTGCGCTCTAAAATCAAGACCAAAATTATCATATCCAGCTACAGTTACAGTAGAATTGGGGGTATTAGATCCGATTGTGCCAAATACACCGCTTCCAGTGACTTGTAAATCAGCTTGAGGACTCTCGGTTCCTATACCGACATGTCCAGATATATCTACATTACCAGTATAATCGATAGCAAATATTGGCGCTGCTCCATTGCCATTTACTACTTCCAGTATATTAGCAGAAGTATGAACAGTTCTAGCAAGTATTTGGATTGCGTCTGTTCCGTCTGCTGCGCTTGAGGCGATTTGTCCAGCAGCACTTGTGTTTTGGAAATGAAGTTGCTGTATCGTAGAACCAACTTGTAATTCAGCAGAATTACCACGTATATAACGTGAGGTATTAGTTCCAAATTGAAGTGTTCCATAAGCAGTGGAACTGGTATCTTCAATCATACCAATCCCTACAACATGAAGAGTTTGATCGGGATCAGTTGTTCCTATTCCTACTTTATTATTACCTCTATTTATAACTAAAGCATCTGAACCTAATGCTGTGTTCCTAATGCGGAACATGTCATTATTAGCTCCACCAGCATATTGGTTTTCGATCTCCCAAGTAGTGTATGCCCCCGCTAATTTAAGGTGTGGGCCAGCACTCCCAGCCCCAGTTACGAGAATATTTCCTGAAACGTCAAGTTGTTCAGATGGACTCGTTATCCCTATACCAATAGAGGTTGTTGTTGTGTTACCATTATCACAAACGTCTTGCAGCGTAAGCGCTGCTGCCGCGTCTCCTGAAAGGAGATATGGGACATGATTGTTCGTTATACGGTTTCCAACACCAGTGCCTAAGAAACTATTCGAACCAGAAACAACTCCTTCTACATGGAGTTTTACATTTGGCATACAATCAGTAGTTCCTATACCAACTGGGGTGTCATTTTCTCCATAAGAGTTTAAGAGAAGCTCTCCTACGTTTCCTCCATAGTGTGTTTGGATTTGGAATTTATTTGCACTTAATGTTCTATGATAAACAAATTGGGTAGAGCTTACTCCCCAAGACAAAGGGACGCTTGAGGCTTGTAATGAAAGTTTTGCGGTTCCCCCAGGAACAGTAGCGGTGTGCGTTCCAATGCCGACATTACCTGCTGTATCTATATTTAGATTATCTGCGTGTAATCCAGCTTGGAATCCCAATGCACCCCTTGAGTTTTCGGCAGATACATAAACTGTTGTATCATCATCATTAAGAGCTATGGCGCATTTATTATCTGTAGAATTAAAGGAAGCTACCGTCTCATCTGCTGACTCTACATCTAATGTATGAGAAGGATTAGTTGTTCCTATACCAACGTGTGCAGTGTCCCTGTCAATCGTAATTGCTTTTGTATCATTCGCAAATGTTGTGTCGTTAGTGCTATGAACTCCAATATTAAATTTGTTTGCTGACCCATCATACTGGAGAAAACCCCCTTGATGGTTGTCTCCCTCTATGAGCCTTAATAAAGCTCCAGTTTCGTTATTGTTTATACAATGGACGCTTGCTGTTGCACTATTACTATCAGTGCTAAAGACAGTTAACTCGCTTGGTGCAGTGGTCGTTCCTATACCTACATGTCCATCACTCTGTATTCTAACTTTGTCAGATGCTCCAACTTGAAATTGCAAGTAAGAAGAGTTACCAACTATTCTTGTGTTACTACTATTCCAAGTTAAGTAATTATTATCTAATAATTTTATACCTCCAGCGACATCAAGTTTTGCTGATGGAGTATTACTACCTATACCGACATCTCCATCGGTATCGATACGCATAAACTCCGTATCGGTGCTTCCAGCGGTTCCAAGGAATATAAACCCTCCGTTACTAGCATTAGCTCTAGAGTAAAGATAAGTATATACTCCAGCTTTTTCTATGTCACTATAATGATTTGTTAAATCAGAATCTGTTAATCTTAGAGTAGGAACTGATGAAGCTATCTCTAGTTCTGCATTAGGAGCCAGAGTGCCAATACCTACAGTATTATTAGCGCCTATAAACATCTTAGCACCACCACCTGCACCAATACGGAATCCTTCATCACCGTGCCTATACTGGATGAAACCCTCGTAAGATGAATTACCACCTGTTCCGTCAGCAAAAAGTACACTCGCACTATGAGAAGGTCCAGAAAAGATTGTCAAGCCTTCTGCTCCTACTCCATCACCAATTACAAGTCTATTCCCTTCACTGTTAAAGTCTTCTGGGCTATTTAATCCTATACCTACTCTATCGCCAAACAATCCAGAGATTCCAGAGATGTGCGGTCCAGTAGAAAGGATGGAAGTCGTTGTTGTGTTGCCGCGAGTCGTAACATCTTGTAAAGTGTCATTCTCCGCAGGAGAGTCTCCTGAAAGGAGGTAAGGTGTGCCGTTATTAGTTATACGATTACCAGCACCTGTTCCTAAAACGTCTCCCGCTCCAGTAATATCTCCTTCGACATGTAATGTAGAGTTCGGGGTGGTAGTATTGACCCCCATTTTGCCATCATTCTGCACAATACCACGGTAGGTATTTCCAGGTTGGAAGTAGATGTTTCCA